CCCCCGCCCGAACCTCCGCCTGCTCCCGAGCCGCCGCCGGAACCCCCGAAGCCTCTGTTGGAGGCGCTCCCGGCGCAGGTGGCGGCGAACGTCTCCATCGCGCAGAAGCGAGCGATGCTGTTCGAGTCCCCAGACAAGCTGCCCGCCTACCAGCCGCCCCCGCGCGGTGAGGGTCCGCAGGCCCAGCCGCTGGTCGCGTCACATCCACTGCACCCCGCCCCCTCAACCCAAGCCGTCCGGGTCGAGAGCGCGCCCACTGAGGCACGCAACGTCCGAACGGAAGAAGCCGTTCGCGTCGCGCAGCACCCGTGTGTCCACCTGCGCGTTGGGGCTCCCGGCAATCTCCGGCCCGGCGAGTGCTTCGGCACCTGCGGCAACCAGAGGCAGAACGGCAAGCCGTGCTTCTGGGCCGCCAACGCCGCTCAGTCTTGCGGACTCTTCAACGCGCGAGTGGCGCAGGTCATCAGCGCAGGGCAGCGGATGCCGAGCTACCCTCAGAGGTAGTTCGCGAGCAGGCGTTCCATCCGCTCGCGCACGGACGCGCCGTAGAGACCGTGCGCGCGGATGTACTTCTCCACCTCGGGCGTCAACCACGCGCTCACGTCACTGCCGTCGGCCAGCGCGGTCCGAATCTGAGAGGACGAGACCTCCGGCAGCTCTGACGCGGCGTACCCTGCGCGGGGCACCACGAGCAGGGGCGCGAGTTCCTTCACCCGCTCTGGGTCCTTCCACTTGTGTAGGTCGGCGAGGATGTCCGTGCCGACTGCGAACCGGAACTTGAACTGGGGGTACCTCTTGGTGAGGTACTCCAGCAGGTCCACCGTCCGCCCACTGCTGCCTGCCTTCGTTTCCACGTCGGAGGCCGACGCACCGGACACCCCTTTCACGAGCAACCGGGTCATCTCCATCCGGTCCTTGAACGGGGTCAGGTTCTTGCCAAACCCGTGCTTCAACGCCGGGAGAAGCCAGACTTCGTCGATACCGCTCTGGCGCAGCACCCACTTCGCTCCTGCGAGGTGTCCGAGATGCGGAGGGTCGAAAGATCCGCCAAGCAGAGCGATGGTGGTCATTGAGTGTTTCTACCTCGAATCGAGGCGGTGAAGAAATCGACGGCGGCCGAGCATGACAATCGCGCGGCCTGTTGATAGAGCCCCCATATGACACGCGAATGCGGTGGCTGCACGGCGTGCTGCTCGACGCTGAGAATCCCTACCCTCGACAAGCCTGAGTACCGGGTCTGCCCGAACCAGTGCGAGAAGGGCTGCGCCGTCTATGCGACGCGTCCGACTGAGTGCGCTGAGTACAGTTGCCATTGGCTGGCGGAGATCAACGTTCTTCTCCCAATCCAGCAGGGCCACACCCTCTTGGGTGAGCCGAAAGACGTGCCGCTGCCGTTCCCAAAGGTGGCGCTGTTCCCTTTGCTTCGAGAGGAAGAACGGCCCGACAAGTGCGGCGTGCTGTTGGAGTGGTCCGCAATGCGTCCTGAGGGCGCGTTCACGAAGGCCACCGGGATTCAGTTCTTCCACGCGCGCGAGGTCGTGCCGGGCGGATTCACGGGCTGGCACGGAAAGAAGCTGCTTGACCGGGTAGCGAAGAAGCACCTCATCTTGCTGGTCTGGGAGGGCACGAAGCGCGCGGCCCGAGGTCCGCCTGAGCTGCTGAGCGTCTTCGCGAAGTACACCGCCGCTGCACGGTTGCGGTGACTCGGGTACACGCGTAGGACGAAGGCGATCGAGGTGCGCTTCGATGGTCGAGGTTCTCAAACTTGTTTACGAGGCTGTGCGCCTGCGGAAGCTCGTGCGCAAAATCGTTCAGGACTCGATTCCGTCCGTGGCGTTGAACGGCGCACTGACCATCGCCCCGAAGACGTGGCAGGAGCTGTTCACCACCGTGGCCCCTGAGTTGTCGCTGTACTCGGAGTCGCTGGCGAGCGCGGGTGAAAACTTGCTGCTCACCGACTTGGAGGTCGCGAAGGCTATTACCCGGAAACCGCTCTCGGAGGATGAGGCGCTGTCGGCAGCGGAGATCGAAATCGAGAAAGCAGAGGTTGCCCTTCGCAAGGTTGCCGAGATAGGTCAGATGGAAGAGGCGTATCGCCGTATGGAAGCGCTCGCGCGAAAGCGCGGGTGGTCGGAGAAGTGGGGAACCAGCTTCTGGGAATTCCTCGAAGACGTGTGCGGGTAGCTGGCGCTGGGAGAAGCTGAACTCTGGATCTGGGGGTACTGACGTGGCTCGACGGACGTTCACGGTGGTAGGCCGGTTGTGTGATTCGCGGGCCGATGCGCTGGTTTGGTTGCTGGATATTCGCAACGCGGTGGCTGACGATCCAAAGGAAACAACGGCTTGGGGAGTAGCTGAGATCCGCAAGAAAGCTGGTACTCTTCGCCTCCCCTTGCCCCCGGTACTCCTCAAGAGACTGGAGGGCCTGCTGTCAGATCGAGCTGTTCGCAGCACTGAAAAAGGACGAGCTGCTCTTCAGCTCGTTCGGGCCGCCTTGAGGAAACAATGAATGAAGCCTGACCCGACGAACTCGCTGTTCGACGATTTGTTCAGACCGCTGATTTGGCTCGTGCTGAAGATCGTCTTCTTCGCAGGTCTCATCACCTTGGTCTGGGTGTGCGCCGGAATCTACGAGCGAACGCAGCTACGCGTTGAAGTCATGGACGCCGTGGACGCCCGCGTACTCTCGGAGTGCCAGCGGCCCGACTGGGTTCGAACCAAGATGGATGCACGCGAGTACGACGTGACGGTGATGAAGCTCGACGTGGTCAACGACCGCATGGACATGTTGGTGAAGCGGACGAAGGATATAAAGAACAAGGCGGAGCAGGTTGAAGAGCTGCGCATGGACATGTTGCAGGCTCGGGCGAAACCGACAACGCTCAAGTCGCCTGCGATGATGAGCTGGATGGGTGGACCGGGACCGAAGAGCGGGAAGTCGAAATTGGATCGAGCCGAAGCCCCTGTGGACGCAGGTCACTGAGGAGACACGAATGCTGACGATGCTGCTGAAGCGAGTACCGGGCGTGCTGGGCATCTACGGAACAGGCAAGGGCGGGGTTCCTGCTGGCGACTACTTCCCACCGAGCGCAGCCCTGCTGCACCCCGACGCGGTTCCGGCCTTCTTGGCGGTCGAGGCGGGCACGGGGAAGAAGCTGCGGTGCTCCGACATGTTCCGCTCTCCCGAGGCCAGCCTTCAGGCGATGATGACGAAGTCCGGCGTGCAGCCTCCCGGCTACTCGGGGCACAACTTCGGCTTCTCCATCGACGTGGCGACGGACGCCTGTCTCAAGTCGTTCGGGATGACCAAGCAGGCGTTCGACGAGATGATGGCGTCGTACGGCTGGTACTGCCACCGCAAGGACCACCAACGCGGCTCCGAAGATTGGCACTTCAACCACTTCGGAACCGGCGATGCGGCGGCCCCGTGGCTGGCAGCCTGCGCGAAGAGCGTCGTGACGAGCGCTGGAGTCGAGGCGAAAATGGTGGCGACGTATGGGGCGAGTTTTCAGCTCTCGAACGTCGAGCTTCAGACCCTGCTTCAGAAGCTGAAGATGTACGGCGGGGACCTCGACGGCGACATCGGGCCGAGGTCACAGCAGGCCATTCTCGCCTTCGAGCGCGCGTGGCAGCTTCCAATGGACGGCGTGGCTGATGCGAAGATGATGCGCACGCTGGCTACCGTGGCTTCCGAACAGAGCGTCAGCCCCTAGAATTGGCCTTCCGGGGCAAGATCCTTTAGGTCTGACCGGTGGCTACTTCAGACTTGAAGACCGTGCGCGCGATTCTTGGCGTACTGGTCACAGAAGGCCGAAAGGCTGAGGCGGCGCTGGCTGTGCTGGAGGTCGAGCTGCGCAAGGACGACCCTACGATGGCAATGGCGGTCGCCTCTCAGGTGAAGGCGTTCCAGCTCGCGGCGGAGGAAGCTGAGAAGCTGGTCGAGCGCCTTCAGACGCTTCAACGCTGACTACACCTTCTTGATTTGGCGGGTGGAGAACTCGAACTCGTCCACGGTTCCGTTCTCGTGTGTCACGGTGATGCCGACTCGATCCACGTACAACTTGGCGACCGTTCTGGACGGCTTTCGGCCGTTGAGCGCCGCCACGATGACCCGCGCCATTTCGAACTCGGGAGAGTCCTCTTCAGCGAGCTGCGCGCGCAGGGCTTCGAGCTTTTTGGTGATGCGAGGGTTCACGATCAGTCTCCGAAATCGACAGCCTTGGTCTTCTTCGCCACCGCCCAATCCGGCTCCGAGCGCATCAAGGGGTAGTACGGCGGCCAGTCGTAGAGGCTCCCCGCCATGCCGGTCTTCCAGCGGTCGCTGACCATCTCTCGTGGGAATTCCTTTCCGACGTACTCGTGACCTTCGGGGATCTCGCCAATCGTCAGGTTGTTTTCGGTCGCGCCCTTGGATTGGTCGTGCCGCAGCGTCGGGTCCACGATGTACTGCTCGCCGTCGTCGTCGCGCGCGACGCACCACCCGTGCTGGATGGGGAAGCCGAAGCCTGCGTTCACGTACCCATCGACGTAGGTGTAGCGCTCGGGGTTCCTCAGCGCGAGCGTCTGCGCGTTGTAGTAGCACTGCTTCATCTGCGGGTCCGTCTGCTCGATGTCGTCCATCACCTCGGCCTTGAAAGCCGCAGGCATCTTCCGGCTCTTCATCGGCGTGCCTTCCGTCGCCACAGCCTCGTAGGAAGATCCGTACTTGAAGCCGGGCTGCTTCGACATCCCTTCGCCGTTGCCTCCCATGAAGCTGCCCATCGCGGTGAGATTGCCAAGCAGCGCGGACTTCGCGGTCGCGGCAGCGATTTTCGCCGCGCTGCTTTTCATGCGCTCGAACGGTGCGTTGACGGAGGTCGGCTCCGGGTCAGACTTCGGAGGTGTGCGCTCCGACTTCTTCAGCCGCTTCCAGCCCTTGCTGGTCTTGAGGTGCTCCCCGCGCTTCCACTGACGCCGAGTGCCCACGGAAAAGGCTGCGCGCTCGTCCAAGCGTCCGAGGTCCTCCGCCGTCACAATTCGCTCGCCGAGGCGGGCGACCGTCAGCGTTCGCTCATCACTGAGCCCTGCCAGCCTGCGGAAGTTGGTCCGGTGGGACATGTTCCGCAGTTTCGTTGACAAGCGCGTCTGCCGCAACAGAACTGGGCATGGCTACCGACGACATCGACTGTGGCGCGTGCGCGGACACCGGCACCTTGGAGATCTTCTACGAGATGGACGACGAGGGTCGCGCCGTCTACCTCACGATGCCCTGCACCTGCCGTGAGGACCACACGGTCCCCGCGATTCCCTTCGTCGAGGCCGAGGACGCGCAAGTGCCGACCGAGGACTATGCCGACGTGCCCTTCTGAGGGCTCTGGCGGCCCCTCAGCGCGTCCGGGAGCCCCGGTAGCAGGGCAGGCGGGCCATCTGCTGGAAACCCCGTCTGGCGCGAACGTGGAGCTTCGTACGAGCCCGGTTCTCCCGAGGGGGCGGCACCATCGACGCAGCCCGACGGGACTCCCTGAGCAGAGCCGCGTAGTCCACCTCCGCGCGCGGGCGCGCGTACGCGACGTACGTGGACCCGGAGTACGTCGCGGTCTGAGTTTGCTGCCACGGGTCGCACGTCGCGGTGGCCGTGTCCTGAGACGAGTACGAGACGGTGTAGATGGGGTTCGAGTGGCCCCGGCTGACCGGGACCGTGGGTGAGGTGTCAGGAACCATCGGTCAGAGAGCGTAGTTCTTCTTCAGGAAAGCGCGGTCCTTCTTCGTGAGCGGAGCGGTGCAGCCCTCTTCGTCGGTGCGACAGATGAAGAAGTTCCCGAGCACGAAGATGCGGCCGACCTGCCGGTTCGGAGGCTGGCCGGTGTCCGCCGCCTCCGCTCCGTAGATGACCGTGAGGTGGTCGAGGATGCAGTCCTTGATGTCCCCGCCGACGATGGCTTGCTGGGCTTCGAGGGTGTCAGGAATCGCCTCGACACGAGCAGGCTTCCCGACTCGGTACACAACGACGTTGACGGTTTTCATCGGCTCACCTTCACGGTTGCGAGGGGGTGCTCTTTGCAGGCTTCGAGGTACTGGACCACCCACGGAATGAACTGCTCGTAGGTTCCCCAGCCGTTCTTTGCGTCGAACGCCTTGAACTTCTCCGGCTCGGCGCGGAGCAACTTCAATCCCTCGGTGAGCGGGGCGATCAACTGTTCCGCCGTGGTGGCGTTCAGTTCTTCCGGCCGCCACAGCGCTTGGTAGATGCCTGCGGCCTCAGCCATCGTGTTGAGGTTGTGCGTGATGTTGGACTCGAAGAGGGTCTCGCTCTGCTTGCGCGTGTGCTCGTGACCGCAGTCCGTGCAGATACACGTCTTCTCGGTTTCCGGTCCTGTGAGGCACACGTCGAGGCTCATGGATGAGTCATATCGACAAGGCGCGGATTGTCAACACGAGAGGGCTTAGTTGACAATCGACACCCCTGCCGATGTAACACACCATCGGAGGCGGCACATGGGCTTCTTTTCTTGGGACTGCAAGGGCTGCGACCACTCGGTTCGAGAAGGTCATGGCTGGATGGGGAAGGCTGTCGTGCAGGGCTCAGACGGTGACACTGCGTCGGGGAGCTACGACGGGTACGGCAACCTGAGCGGCTCCACGGGCAACACGGAGCTGGCCGACATGGACGGCAAGTTCGCCCTTTACCACAAGGTCTGCTTCAAGCTGCTCGGTCGCCCGGAGTTCACCGGTCCTTCGCACAGCGCCAACGACCAAGGAATGCCACCCTCCGACGAGTTCCCCGAGCCTCGCCACATGGATGACCTGCGAGCGCTGAAGGAGCTGGCGGCGGCGGCGCATCGAAAGGCGAAAGCGGAAGGCGTTCGTCGTCGGGCGTGCGGAGACGCCGAGCTGAAGCTCATCGGCGCTGCCCAGAAGTGCCCACACTGCCAGTTCACCACCTTCTTCGTCGTGGAGCGGAAGGGCTCGCTGATGATTCGCTGTCCGAACCGGGACTGCAAGAAGCTGCGCGCGTTCCCGGCAGAGGTGGCGTCGGCTTGGCGAGCGCTCGCGGCGGAGTACGCAGACCAGCCCGTCATCTGGGACGACCGGAAGATCGGCCCCCACTTTGCGGAGGTCGTGGGGCACCAGCACCAGATCGACTCCTACGAGAACGAGCTGAAGAAGAGCCACGACCGTGGGTACACCGAGGACGACGAGTACCTGACCAAGCGCATCACGCAGCTCAAGGTGGAGCTGGCGTACGCGACGGTGAAGGCGCAGGCGGCGGAAGAGGCCGAGGTGCTGCCGTGAAGTCCAAGAAGACGAAGACACCCAAGGCGGCTCCGAGCGGGCCGCTTTGGGAGGAGCACGAGAAGATGAAGCTCGGCGACGGCTACTCCGAGCACGACAAGCAGCGGATTCGCGTCATCACGGCGCAGCTCGTGGAGGGCATGGTCCTGAAGGGGGAGCTGAACCCTGAGGACCGCGACGCGCTCAAGAAGGCGGTCGAGCAGTGCGCTCGCGACGCCCGGCAGGTCTACAACGCGGCTCTCGAATACGTCTGTGGGTGACTCCGTGAAATCCATCCGTCCCGTTCCTTCAAGGTTCGCAGTCGGGAAGAAGGTCAAGGTGAAGGGCTACCTGCACGAGGGCGTTCGCACCATCCGCGCGCACATCGCAGACATCGAAGGTGGCGTGCGATTGGACAAGGGGGTGGACGATGGCTTCTTTGGGTCGTGGAACATCGACGCGCTCATCAGTGAAGACGAGCTGGAGCTGACGGCGAGCTACACGAAGTCGCTCAGAGAGCACGAAGCGCTTGCGAAGAAGGTCGAGGCGTACTTCATGCCGCTCGTGAAGAAGGCGCTGAGGCAGAAGGACTTCGACGAAGCAAAGAGCCTGCTGGACCGCTGCCCCGACCACGTCGTGAAGTGCTTCATCGCGGACCAAATCGCCGTCGCGCGCGGGGACTACGACAAGCCGGGCGGCTACGACAAGAACGGGAAGAAGCGACCGTGACCAAGTTCCAGTACGACATCTCCGCTGAGATCCGCATGACGCTTCCAGAGGTGGAGTTCCTCCAGAAGCTCGCGTCAGAGCACTACGACCGCCACTGTCAGAGCGTGGGCGTGCAAGGGGGCTTCCTCTACGGGATGCGGAACCACGCCGAGTTCGGCGGTGAGAACTGCGACCTCCACTTCCTGAAGTTCAGAGAAATCGACACGCTCTGCAAGATTCTGGAGCCGATTCCGGGGATGCAGCCGTCTCCTGCGCGCTTCGGGAAGACGATGCGCGTGACGCTGTTCAACCGCCTCCATAAGGTCCTTGGAGCCATCAACGAGGAATCGCGTCGTCTGCATGAGCCGTGATAGATCACCACCATGAACACGACTCTCCTGACCGAGATGCACGCTCTGTTGAACGAAGGCTCCGGTGACGCGCGTACCAACGCAGCCACCACGCTTGAGGTGGCCGCCATCGAGATGGCGAACCAAGTCGAAGTGATGAAGACCGCCTCGAAAGCGTTCGCCACCGCGCAGTCGCAGTTGCCGCCGCTGTTGAAGGCCGCGCACGAGATGACGGCTGCTGAGGTTGCTGACCTCACGAAGCTTCTGCACCGGTTGGAAGTCACGGCGACCAAGCTGAAGAAGTACGTGCTCTACGCGAGCGACAACGCCGATTCGGCCGGGAAGCTGACGCTCGCCCTCAAGAAACCCGGTCCGTCCGACGGCCCCGGCGCAGAGCCGGAAGAGCCTACGATTGTGAAGACCCGAGGACTGCCCGGCTTCGCGATGGTGGGGAAGAAGTCCGAGCCTGATCCGGACGACCTCGACGCCCTCGTGAAGAGCTACCCAACGGGCGCATTCAAGGCGAAGCCGGTCTCGATTCCGAAGCCGGACTTCGACGCCAACGACTGGCAGCTCTACACGGTCTCTCAGGTCAACAAGCTGGCTTCGAAGAAGGCGGCGGTTGGTCTGAATGCTGCGGCGGCGAAGGCGCTGGACTACCTCGAAACCGAGCTGCCGAAGACAAGCGCGGTGGGCGGCAAGAAGGCCATCAACAAGGTCGTGCTCCACGCCTACACGAAGTTCGTCGAGCCCGCGATGAGCAAGTACAGTAAGTCTGGCGCGAGCGACACCGAGCCGCGAGGCTTCATCCAGCAGAAGCTCTCCGACTGGGCGCGCCTCATCCTGAAGGACAGCAGCATCACCTTCTACGACCTCTGGTGAGCGCATGACCACCACCTGCCCTCAGTGCCACAGCCGCGAGCTGAGCCAATCGTCGCAATTCGACGGCACTGTCATCGATGCAGACGAGTGCCAGCACGACTTCGAATGTGGTCACTGTGGGTGCCTGTTCAACATCATCTACGCCCCCATCCAGACGAAGATCTTCCAGCGCGGCGATTTGCTGTTGCCAGAGCCGCCAATCGCCCACGCCCGAAAGCGTCGCTGACCTACAGTGGCGAGTCGAGCTTCTTCCCGTTGAGTAGTACGGGTGACCGATGCAGGACGCCCGCCGCTTCGAGCCGCGCGGGGCTGAAGGTAAATCTCGCGACCGACCCGTCCAGCTTCTCGACCTCGACGAACAAGCCGTCGTCGGGGTTCAGGTAGACCAACAGAGTTTTCCTGCCCGCCGGGGCGCTGAGCTTGAGGGCTGGGCTCTGCATTGCGCCACAGTGCTGGCAAACCGAGGTGTCCGCGATGGTGGGCGTGAATTCCGGCTCCTTGTCGCACCAGCGGCACCGGGGCATCTTCGTGATTTCGGTGTGCATCTACTTCACCCGCTCCCAGCGGGCGGCTGCGATGCAGCTCTTCAGACCGGTCGCGAAGTGCGCCACGTCCGAGTAGGGGTCGGCGTTCTCGTCCTCGCACACGTCGATTCGGTCGAACAGGGGGCCTTTGCGGAGCGCGGTGATGTGCCACACCCCGCCGAGCCCCGGCTTGCCGTAGCGGATCGCGAGCTGAGTGCCGTCGTCGAAGACGAGCAGCGTCGCGCCTTCCTCAGGCGTCAAGCCGATGTAGCCCGCATCGGAGTAGCCCACCTCGCCGTGTACGTCCCCTTCGAACTCGATGAGGTCGTCGCTCGCTCCGTAAACCTTCGTTCCCATGTGCCACTCCCGTGCGAATTGACAATCCCTACCCCTGCTCCTAATACGCCACTATGGGTATCGCATACAAGGATTTGCGAGCAGGGGCCTACTACAAGGGCACGGACGCGAGCGGCGCGAAGAAGCTGGTGTTCGTCGCGACGTTCACCGTGAAGCCTTACTCCGTGGAGATCGAGCTATGGGAAATCACAAGGAAGACGAGCGCATCGACGTGGTGTCGGGCTGGGACGCTTTCCAAAAACGGAAGCGACGACTCCTCATTCAAGAGAGAGATGACGCCCGCCGAAGTGAGAAACGACGGACTTCCGTTCGCACCTCCGGATTCCTCGAACAGCTCGCCTCCGTCTGCCGGGAACTTGACCTCCCCCTCGACGAAGAGCCCCGCGAAATCGCCCACGCTTGGGGGCACGCCCTCGAAGCCGCCCGCGATGAGGAAAAACGGGCAGGCAAAGGCCCCGGTGGAGAACAACTCGACTTCAAAGGTCTGTCTCTGTTGCGGCGGGTCGAACAAGAGCGTGGTCCTCTTCCAATTCTCGACGTTCTGGTGCCCGAACTGCGAGCCGTAGGGAAACGCATCGTCGTGCTGGAGGACAAGCAGTCGCGACTGGACCGGTTCGAGAAGTGGTTCGGTCCTTCGCACGACCTCGTGCAGACCAAGGTGATTCGGGACGGCATCGAGCTGCTCCGGGAAAAGCGCGCGGACTTCCTCTTCCTTGACTTCGATGTCCACGACCCCGGTGACTCGACTTTGCGCGAGTGGCTCGACGTTCATCCGAACCGGAAGGAACTCGATGGGCTCGACTTGGCCTACTACATCAAGAAGATGCCGGTGAAGACACGGCCGGGAACGGTGGTGGTCCATAGCCGCAACAAGGTGGGGGCGGGCCTGATGACGGACTTCCTCGTGAAGATCGACATGAAGCCGGTGAACTGGGTGTTCGACTACGACTGGACTGGGGTGAAGGATCAAATCTAAGAAAGACTGGGCCTCCGAGCTGCCGCCTTAGCGGGTTGCAGTGGGTTCTCGGAATGACGCGAACGGGGTGCCGTCCTTAGCGGGACGATGCTGCTGAGGGTATGGGCTGGTGCTGTTGACCGGTCAGCGCCCTGCCAGACGTGGCACGCGGTCCTGTACAGGGGTTCGATTCCTCTGGGGCCTTTTTCGCTGAAGAACCTCGGATTGGGAGGCAGGTGATGGCTGACGCGTGGGAGACGATTCGGTACATGACGATGGATCAGCTCGTGACGTACGCGAAGCTCAACGGCTCTGCGTTCGTGCTCAACGGCTTCACTACGCCCGAGCGCTGGCCGTTCACCATCGTCATCGCCGTCGGTGCGCCGGGGAACGAGGTTGTCCCGGAGCTGGCGAAGAAGTTCCACGAAGAGCTGCTGGCGCGCGGGGCTCCGCTGAAGAAGGCGGCGACCAACCCCAGAACGGAGGGCGAATGACGGCTGACTTGCTTGGCAGCGTAGGGCTCAAACCGATCAAGGAGTGATAGAACCCGTTCGTGAGTCTCTCTACGTTGACTGAACAGCTTCGTGGCCTCGTTGAGACGGGTGACCGTTCGTACCTCGCCATCGTTCTCGACACGTCAAGCCGCACGCGCCTTCTGAAGTGGTGGCGGGACGAAACCGGTCTTCCGCTGCTCACCGTGACGCACGCTCACCACCTCACTCTGAAGTTCGAACCCTCGGATGACGAGATTTCCGCCGCCCCGATGGGCAAGAGCATCAAGTTCAGTGTCACGGGGTGGGCGGCAGATGAGAAAGCTCAGGCAGTCAAGGCGGACTACCCGGTTGCGCCGGGAGTGACTCGCGACTCCAGCTTCGCCCCGGTGGCGCACGTCACCGTTTCGGTGGCCGCCGGAGTCATACCCTCGTACTCGAAGGAGCTGCTGAGCAAGAAACCGCACATGGCCCGCCGAGTCGTCCTTTCCGGCGTGGTCACGCATGTCAAGCGCGACGAGTAGCCCTTGCATTGACAATCCATACCCCTGCCGATAGGACAGGGCATGGCTAAGAAATGGCAGGACCGAGACCAGCGTTTCAAGGAAGGCGATGTCATCGTGGTGGGGGACCGGCCTGCGCTCATCACCCGCGTCGGAGGTGACGGCACGACTTCGGACACGACCACGGTGAACTACGACTTCATCGACGCCGACGGCGGTGTCTCCAACGGGCATTACTTCCGGGGCGAGTACGAGATGGCTGACGTGAAGAAGATCGACTTCGCCAAGGTGCGCACGGTCGTGGACCTGCCCCCTGAGTGGCAGGAGAAGGCCCACGTCTACGAGGTCCAGCGCAAGGCGAAGATGGACGAGCGCGCGGAGCTGCTTGGGGAGTGGGAACCTGAGACGCACCCGTCCTACGGCTTCGTGCAGGTGAGTCGCGTCTCGGGGCATACGTCGCTCTTCGGGTCGCCCTTCAAGCACCAGCACTACATGACCCTGAGCATTGGCCGCTCGACGCGCCAGCGCTCGCACGGGCGTGACTGGCACTTCGGGGGAGTCCACGGCGGGCTGGTCGAGGTCGCGCTCTCCGAGGCTCAGTGGGCTCACATGGTGTCGAGTGTCGGCATGGGTGGCGGGGTGCCCTGCACGCTTCAGTACGTCGGCGGCAAGGCGATGGAGAGCTGTCCGGAGCAGATGGAGGTGGAGCGCTTCCACGACGACATCGAGAAGGACGCCCGGCACGCGATGAAGTTCATGGGGGACGCGATGGCTCTGATGAAAGCGCTGATCGACGACAAGTCGCCCACCAAGGAGAAGCGCAAGGCGGTGCTGGACGCGATGAGCACGGCAGAGCGGAAGATGTCGGACTCCGCTCCGTTCATGGTGAAGCAGCTCGCTGAGCACATGGACAAGGTGGTCCACGCGGCGAAGACCGAGGTCGAAGCCTACGTCCACAGCACCATCGTCGAGTCCGGCATCCAAAAGCTGGCCGAAGTGAACGGCAAGCCGCCCCCGCTGACCTTCCCTGAAACGAAGAAGGTCGAGAAGCTCGTCGAGGGTGCAACCAAGAAGGGGGAGAAGCCGTGACCGATAAAGTCGAGCCGGAGAAGGTCAGCCTTCACCTCGTGTCGGCTATCGCCACCGACGGCAAGGCGAGCGTCAGGCGGCGAGTGCTCCAGTACACGCGCACGAAGAACACGCTCACTGCTGTGGAGTCCAACGAAGAGCGGGACGCGCCAATTGGCCTGAAGCGCATTCGGTTTTCGGACCTGCCCAAGGTCGGCGGCATCTTCAGCACAGCCGTCGCCGCGTTGTCGGAGGCGGAGGCTGACACAACGCTGCGAAAGGTTCTCGAAGCACGTCAGAAGAAAGCGCAGGGCGAGGCGGACGCGTTCAAAGCCGCGCTCGACCTGCTGCCCAAGGAGAAACCATGAGCCCGTCGCGCCCCTTTCACATCAACCACCCGAACGCGTACGTGGACGGCACCGTTCACGAGGACAACCGGTTCTACGAAGTCGTCGGGCATCGCGACGGGCCGGTGGTCGCGCGCTTCTACTTCTACCCGGATGACCCGGAGAGCCAGAAGCAGGCGCTCGCGGAGGCGGACTCGCTGGTCTCACGGAACAAGCGGTGAGCGCGCCGGGGAGCAAGGGTGAATGCGTTGGCTGTGGGTTTGAGTGTCGCAGAGGACCGTGCGGTTTCAGTAGCTACCAGATGCAAGAGGACGGACTGACATGGGACAAGAAAATCGGCTGTCCCTACCTGCGTCAGGTGGGGATTCAGTGGCGGTGCGGAATGTACATCGACGGGACGCCCGAGCTACGAGCGGAGATGGAGCGGGTGATGGGGGTGGGGGTGGGTTGCAGCGCGACCCTGTTCAACTCGTACCGGGAGGAGATGATCAGGCGGCTGCAATCCCTTTCGCGCTCCTCCTCAGCTTCACCCGACACCTCATCCGAGAGCAGTGCGGGCAAGACGCGATGATTCTCGCGATGTACGCGGCGGCTGACGAGCAGAAGGTCTCGAAGGAACAGATGCAGACGATGCTTCGCGCCGTGATGAAAGAGCACGCCACCCATAACGTCTGGCCGAAGGGGTTCTGAGGTCGAGTTGACAATCACGAGGCGCGCAACATCACACCCTCATAACCCTCAAGGAGAACCACCGTGGCCCTTCGCTCCATGCAGTCGAACATGCTGTCCTTCGGTCTGGTGAACATCCCGGTCAAGGTCTACTCGGCCAGCGAGTCGAGCACCAAGATCAGCTTCAACCAGCTCCACGCTGAGAAGAAGACCCGCCTGAAGCAGCAGATGTACGACCCGGAGACCGGCGAGGTCGTCACCAAGGACAACATCGTCAAGGGCTACGAGTTCGCGAAGGACCAGTACGTCGTCTTCAGCGAGGAAGAGCTGAAGGCGCTCGAACCGGAGTCAGACAAGCGGATGGAAATCGCGGAGTTCGTTCCGGCTGAGAGCATCGACCCGCTCTATCTCGACACCCTCTACTTCCTCGGGCCGGACAAGGGCGCGGAGCGCGCGTTCCGGCTGCTCATGGTGACCTTGTCGGAGACCAAGCGTGCGGCGGTGGTCCGCTATGCCTCGCGCGGGCGCGAGCACGTCGCCGTCGTGCGGACCCTCGCGGGCTGGGACGGACTGGCCTTGCAGCAGCTCCGCTACGCCGACGAAGTGCGGAGCCCTGCTGAGGTACCGCTGGGCGAGACCGAGGTGACTCCCGCTGAGGTCGCTCTGGCGACGCAGCTCGTGGAGGCTCAGGCGGTCGCAGCCTTCGAGCCCGGCAAGTACAAGGATGAGCACCAAGAGAAGCTGCGCGGCATCATCGAGCAGAAGGTGAAGGGCGAGCCCATCACCATCGCGGTGCCGACGAAGACGATGGTCCCGGTTCTCGACCTGATGGCGGCGCTGAAGGCCAGCATCGACGCGAAGACCGCGACGGCGAAGCCCGAGGTGAAGTCCGACGCGAAGCCCGCCAAGAAGGCGAAGAAGACCGCATGAACGACAACGACCGCACGCCTGAGGAACAGAAGCTCGCCCACGACCTGCGGCTGTTCCTTCTCGCGCGCGCACGCGAGGGCACGCGACTGGTCGTTCACACGGACGGCTACTTCGACGTGCGCGTGTACTGCGGCGGCGCGTTGCCCATCACGGCGTATTCGTGCGCGCTCCAGCCGGGACACGAGGGCAAGTGCTTCAGCTCGAACAAGCAGGTCCACTTCAAGCCAGAGGTCGGCACGCCTCGCGCCGAGGAGCAGAGCGCGCTGCTGAAGGCGTTGGAGCTGAGCTGTTCGCGTGAGCCGTTCGAGAAAGCGTGCTTCGTCGCGGGCGGTGAGGACTCCGCCTACGGTACGAGCATTGAGTACGCGGAGTGCGTGCGAGCGGATCTGGTTCGTGTCTGGCTGCGCACGCTGGAGAGCAGCTTCGGCGGGCGGAAGGAACTGCGGCTGGACGGCAAGTTGCTGCCTGAGTCGCGGATGTCGCGGAAGGTCTGGGACGCCGAGCTGCACCAAGAGAGGCGGAGCAGCCGCCTTCCGCTGGAGGTACTCGAAGAGCTGTGGGTCGGCTGCGCGACGGACATCAAGAAGGGCGGGCTACAGACCCTGCCTGACGACATGAAGCTCGTGTTCGATGGTGGACCTGTGGTTCGTCGCCTCGGGGGTACGCCGTGAACGTGGAGCTGTCCCCGATTTCAGCCAAGAAGATTCTCGACCTGTTGGAGGACGCGGCCTCGAACCAAGACGCCGGACAAGCGCACCTGACTTCCGTGCGCCGACAAATCGCCAACCTTCAGAAGGCAATCGACGCGGCAACGCAGCAAACGCGCAGCCGTCGGATCGCCGCGACCCGGTACTACTTTGAAGGAGACAACAAATGAACATCACATTCGAAACGGCTGAAAACGAGACCACGTTTGACCTGCGCGACTCGGTGCTTCCTCGACAAGGAGAGTTCATCGACTGGAGTCACCCGCCCACCAACGCGAACCAACTGCCGCTCGGCGTCTATCGCGTCGAGCAGGTGACGCACCTGTTCTCGCACGGCACGATGTCCGTTCGCGTGGGACTCGTACTCACTCGACTCAAGTGACGTTCGGAGGGTTCTCGTGCAACCGAAGTACATCGACCGGAAGCGCGCCGCCGCGCAGTACCACCGCGACCTCGTGGGGGTGAACGTTGCGAAGGGGCTGGAAATCTCTCAGCGCCAACGCGGAGAACTGCTGACCCCTGCGGAGCACGACGAGCTGGAGCTGACGGCGATCCTCGCCGTCTACATGGTCATGCTCAACGTCACGAAGCTGGTCGAGGACGAGCCCGCTCAGGCGCGCATTCTGGACAAGGCCCGGAAGCTGGCGTCGGAGAAGCTCAGCGTCGAGCTGGAAGCGGAGCCGACCTAGACACCGTTGGGCTTCGACGGTTTCGGTGCGAGCACGCCGTTCTTTTTCTCAGCCTCCCATTTCGCTTCAGCGGCTTCCTTCTCCGCCTTGCGCTCCGGGCTCTTCGCTTCTGCCTCGTCCGCCTGCCGCTCCTTCTGCTTGCCGAAAACAAAGTCCGCGAACGCGACGGCTGCTGGACCTTCTCGCTTCAGCTTCGCGAAGTAGGCCGCGCGCTTGAACTCCAGCGAGTCTTGCCAGCGAACCTCGCACAGGTGGCACAGGCGATTGGCGGTGAGAGACTGCGTGGCTGCGCCACAGAGAAGACAAGCGAACATACCCAGCTCCAGAACCAGCGAAAGAGATCCAACCCTACGGCTTGGTGGTTTGGTGAATCGCGTACGTCAGGCTCACCGTCAGGGCGGCCCCGAGAACGAACCCTCCAACCACACCAAGTTGAACCGCGTGCCGCTCGAACCAGTTGGGCTGCATGTCCCGAATCTTCTGGTCGGCCTGCTGAAGGCGCTCTTCGTACAGCTCCCGGTGCGCGGACCAGACCATACGGTCCGCCTCGTACAGGCGACGCAGTTCGGGGTAGCGAATCTGGAAGAGCTTGGCTCGGGCGGCCCGAGACTCGCTCAGGGAGATGCCGCTGAGGCTGGGACACGGTCCCACAGCGCCGGAAACGGCCTTTCCGGCCTTGTCGAGGCACGAACCCGCCTCCAAGGGCAGGACCCAGTCGTCGGCAGGCGTACCGGGCGGCAGGGCCTCCGTGGAGGGGTCGGGCGGCAAGGGGCGGCTTTCGACCCGCTTCTCGACGTTGATGGCGACCGTCGGCGCGAGGGCAGGAACCGTCGCGCAGCCGCCGGACAAAGCGACCACGAGGACCAGAGAGATTGCGCGCTTCATGTGAACCCCCTCACTTCTTCGACTTGTAGTTCTGCAAGACGGCATCGAAGCTCTGCGGCTTGTTGCGACGAATGGCCGCCTTCGGTCCGTCCGGGACGCCGTCCATGTCGGCAGAGTCCATGTTCACGCCCGAGGGCGGTGGCTTTGCAACAGCCGGTGCGGGAAGCGCAGCCCAGTGATGCACGGCTTCAGCGCGCTTGTTCGCTGATTCGAGCTGTTCTTTCAGCACAACGATTTCCGCTGACTGCACGTAGTTCACTTCGACGACTTTGGACACGGCCTCTTGGAGGGCGTCGATGTCCGCCTCCATGTGCTCGAAGGTCGCCTTCGCTTGGTCAGTCGCTTCCGCCCGAGACTTCAAATAGCTCGACGCGCCGGAGATGAGCGCAGGCACTACGAGCAGGAGTAGCTTCCACAGCTTCTTCTTGTCGTACGTTGGCTGCGCAGCTTCTTCGGTCATTGAGGGGACTCGGTGAGCAGGGATGAAACGGGGACAGGGGCGGGTTCGGTGAGGAGCTTGGAATCGGCGGGGGCGATCTTCTGAAGTTGGTCGAGCTGCCCCGCCAGCTTCTCGACGCGGTCGTTCAAGTCCGTGAGCATCTGGGCGTTCAGCTCGTTCTGCTTGACCGAAGTGACCAACAGGTCGCGCAGTGGGGCAAGCATCGCTTCGGCGGCAGCCATCGCAGCGCCGCTGGGCTTGGAAGTCGGCTTTGAACTCTTCCGCGTCGTCTTCTTCGCCATCGTCCGTCTCCTAGCTGACACCCAGTTTCGTCATCATCTCGTGAGCGACCGACTCTACTGGATCTCCCGCGTACACCTGAAGGACTCGATGTGCCAGCTCGTGCTGCAACGCACTTGACTTCAGGTCCTCGTGCCAGCCCACGAACATCAGTTGACCGTCCTGCACGCCTGCGACCTTGCGTGCGGCGAAGCCCGGACCCGGCCAGCACATGAACGTGGGTTCGGTCATCACCACGACGCAGCCGCGCAGGGCCTTCGCAGCTTCAGGGTACGTCGGAGTCAGCCGCGCAAGGACGGCCGTCAGCTCGCGCTCGACCATCTCGCCCGACACGCAGTGCTTGTCTTCTTTCCAGCCCACCATCAGTCCGACCGGGTCGATGCGAAAGCGGTACAGGTTGAGCTGCTTCCACCTGCGAATGAAGAACAGCACTGCAACGAGCCACATGCCGCCGATGGCCGCCCAGAGAATCGCCCAGCCCACGAAGGGCACAGGCGGATCTTGCGGCGTCAGATGAGCACCGACGCCGAGGGCGGTAGGGATGCCGAGGAACAAGCTCCAGAACAGAACCTCGAACCGCGTGAAAAGATCCTTCGCGGTCGGCTTGAAAGCAACGACGCTCATAGTGCTCTCCATCGGGACTCGGTTTCCGCATCAGCTCCTACCGGATTTGTCGTCGTCCAGTAGACCTTTTTGTCACCGAACAAGATGACGTAGCCGAATTGATCTTTCTGAAATCGTTCGATGTACCGCTCGTCCGTGCGGAAAGCTCGGGTGCCATCCAGCTCAACATCGAGCCGCTGCGCCTGAACCTTCATGTCGAACAGCGCGTGCTCCATCAGCAATCGCGTGCTGTAGACGATGGTTGGTCCCTTTTCAGGGTCGGGTACCGGGAACACGCCGGGCACGGTCGCGTAGTAGTAGGCCATGCCCAACTCTACCGCACACGAGAGGGCGGGTCTCGGATTCCCCAGCGGTTGAAATAAGTTACGTGACAAACAGCATCCCTGCTGCTACTCGGGTGTCAGACCTCTTTGGTACGAAGGAGCCTCACCCGCATGTTGAACGGAGAAACGCCATGAAGTCCCTCGTGAAGCTGGTCGAGTCCGAAGTCAAGCCGATGTCGAGTGGCGAGGTGATGCACCTGCCGATCGAGAGCCTCTCGACAGGAGAGAAGCTGACCACCTACTCGCTCGCTCGGTGGATGAAAGATCGGCTGGAGAAGCGCATGGAGCTGCTGCGCCTGAGCCTGCTCGACGACGCGAGCAAGATCGGCATCGAGACGGACACCGGAGGCCGCAAGTTCGAGATGAACGGCAGCACGGTTCGCGTGGACAAGAAGATCTCCAAGCTGCCTGAGGAGGAGAAGTTCAAGACCTTGCTCGCGGTGAACGGCATCGAGGAGAGCGCGGTCTACGACAAGGTCACCACGACGGTGCTCAACCCGTCGAAGATCCAAGCCCTCATCGAGACTGGGAAGCTCGATGGTCCTGCTGTGGATGCGCTGAAGAAGGTGTCGTTCGCGCTCACCGTGGGAGCCTCGGGAGAAATCGAGTCCCTGACCGAGGCGGCGTTCGCCAGCTTCAACGCCGAGAAGCAAGCCGTCGTCGAAGGCGCGGCCTTCGGTGCGGCGGTCCTCGCCGCTGACGCGAAGACCCAGAAACCGAAGAAGAAGAAGGCAGGGGCGTGAGTAGCGTTGAGCGAATTCCCACGGAGGAATACGCGCCGAGGGAGGGGCTGAAGTTCGTCGATGTCTTCGGGTTACACGGCCTCTACGAGGGGTTGATGTTCCGTTCGAACCTCGTGCTGGTTGGCCCGAAGGGCATCGGCAAGACGCTCTCGTTCCAAACCTTCGCCGCGCTGAAGAAGTGCCCCATCATCACGTTCGACTGCTCGGAAGACGTGCGGCGCAGCCACCTGATTGGGCATCATCTGCTGCGTGGTGGCGAGACACCATTCGTGCTGGGGCCGCTGACCACGGCCTTTGAAATCGCCAACGAAGTGGGCCAGTGCATCCTCGTGCTGGAGGAAATCAACGGCCTGTCGCCGCAGATGCAGAAGGTGCTCAACGGGTTGGCTGACTTCCGGCGGCGCATCGAGGTGCCGGAGTGCCAGAAGGTCTTCAAGCTGAACGCAGGCGCGAAGCTCTGGTTCGTCGGCACGATGAACACGGCGGTGTACGGCGGCGTCTATGCGCTGAACGAGGACTTGAAGAGTCGCTTCCGTCTGCTCGCACTGGAGTACCCCAACCCGGCGCAGGAGAAGGCCATCCTGACCGAGGTGGTGGACGCGGAGCTGCTGAAGAAGCTGGAGCCGAAGACGCTGGACCGCGTGCTCCAGCTCGCCATCGAGACGCGGCAGAAGGCGATGGAGTACGCGCTCTCGCCGCGAGACGTTCAGCAAGCCATCGAAGACATCGCGTCAGTCGGTCTTCCGAGGGCCTTGCGCATTCTCATCGGAAAATTCGACGGCGATGACCGCGACACGGTGAAGGCGCGCATCACGAGCATCTTCGGCCTCAAGGTTTCTGAGGGCGCGATTGCATGAGCAACTTCGAGGTGGTGGAGGGGGCGGAAGCCGTCGAGCTGGAGAGGTCCATCTTTGATCCGAACCGAACCATCGACCTCAACTCGCTCTACCAGCGGGGGCGAGAGGAAGATGTTCGGGGAGCCGCGTACAAAACGGTCGCAACCTTCGCAGGGCTCGCGCAGCGAAAGCTGTGGCTGAAGGAAGGCAACTTCCCGAGCACCGACGGCCACGAGATTCTCGCGCCGTTCAAGAACCCGTTCTTCTACCGCATCGTCGAACACGAGCTGGCCCACATCCTTTTCCAGTCAAGCATCGAGGGGAAGGTCGCGTTCATCCGGCTCTACGTCGAGCAGGTGAAGAAGTCGTTCGCGCTGCAAGGTCAGGCGCTGGAGGACCACCACGCGGATCATCTCAAAGAGCTGCTCTCGGTCATCATCGGCATCCTCGAAGACGCGCGCGTCGAGTCGCTCTGGGCGCTGTTGTATCCGGGCTCTTTCATCGAGATGCAGGCCATGCACAAGCACATGGTGCTGAAGTTCATCGGGCGCGCGCACCTCTGCCCCTCGACGTACCTGTGCGTCGTCTCGGCGAAGGTCGAGCCTCCGACGGGGCCGTACGACTACCTGCGCCCGGCGATGGAAGAGGCGTTGCTGAAGGTGGAGCGCCGGGGCTTCGCTGCGACGCTGGCGGTTTCCAAGTGGCTCATGCAGCAGTTCGTCTCTGAGATAGCCCAGCCCCGCCGAGCGCCGCAGAACCCGCAGACCCAGAGCCTCGCCGCGCAGGCGCTCCAGCGGCTGAAGAATCGGACCTCGACGACCCCCGAGGAAGCTCCACCGCCCGAAGACCGTGCGGTCCTGAAAGACGCGGGAGCACGCTCAAGGGCGTTCGAAAAGCTGCTCGAAGTGATGGGCTGCCCCTCCGCGCTCTACTCGTGGCGCGATGACGTGAAGCCGACCAAGTACCCGACGAAAGAAGAGCGGGAGAAGGGTCAGAAGGTTGCCGACTTCGTTTCGACGCTGGACACCAAGGACGCCGGAAAGCTGGAGGAGTTCCTCGCCTCTTCCGGAACGAAGATGGCTGAGGTTGTCGAGCGCGCGATGAAAACGCTCGGCCAGCAGATGGAGCACGACGGGTGGATCAGCAAGAACGCCTACGGCAAGGTGAACTTGAAGGACGTTGGCGTGCGCAAGAGTGAGATGCCCGCTTTGGAAGATCGCGGTTCAGTCCAGCGCCTGCGCTCGGTCTTCTACCGGGTGTTGGGTCGGCGGCGGTACACGCTCCACGACTCCGGCAGCGAAATCGACGTGTCGGCGTACATCGAGGGCTTGGTCTCGCGCCAGTCGGTGCCGTGTTTCCGGACCGAGCAGAGCGGGCGCGGCTTCAAGGCGCTCGTGTTGCTGGATCGCTCTGGTTCGATGGGAGGCGCGAAGAGTGAGCAGGCGGAGCGCGCGTGTCGAACGCTGGAAGCTTCGCTGCTGTTCCCTTTCGTGGATTTCCATGTCTGGGGATTCCAATCGCTCAAAATGGGCGAGATCGACATCTCTCGATTCCGGCCCGGACGCCTGAACTTCTCTTCGGATGAAGCGAAGGTCGCGGGCGCGACTCCGCTGCACTTGGCGCTTCGTGTGGCGGTGCGCTTCATGGAGCAGGGCAACGAGGCGAAGCACCTCATCCTCATCACTGATGGCGCACCGACGCACGCGACTCGAACCATCAACCGATTCTCGACCCAGTCACTGCTGACTCACGCGCGCAGCGAAATTCGCCACGCCCGCCGCTCGGGAATGAGTGTGACCGGCATCATCATCGGGGATGAGATGAAGGACTCGCAGCTCTCTTTCATGCTGGGAGCGCCTGCCAACTGGCGTCGAATGAAAACCGAAAGACTGGGGGAGGGGCTCGTGCAGATCGTCGCCTCCAGCTTCACGAAGTATCTGCGCAACAACTAGGAGGAACATGAAACGAAAGGACGGAGAGGTGACGGAGAGCCGAGTGGCCTCATTGCTGACGAAGGGGCCGAAGTCGAACAAAGAGATGCGCGAGGCGCTGGGACTTTCCACGCAGACGTACGACCAACGACTGGACCGAGAACTCCAGCGGCTGCGGAAGAGCGGAAAACTCAAGCTGCTGAGCGGTCGGTGGTCGCTGGTCACGTCGGCAACGTGTCCGACGTGCGGAGGGAAGGGCTGGGTTTCGGAGGCGAGCGCGAAGTAGCCGCGCGCCGCCGGGGGAATCGGCGCGGCGGTCGCCGTGCTGGGAGAGGTGCGTCCGCAAGAGGCTGTGGGAAACCTGTGGAGAAGTTTTTCGTTAGAGGGAGAGGCGATGCGTCAGCCTGTGGGAAACGAAGCAAGATCCGTTCGTTTCTCGACGAGAGTTGGGCTGTGGAAAACTCCAACTCGCGACGCTTTCGGTAGCGCGCGCGAAGCTCTTGACGGCTTCGCGGATGCGGGCGTAGAAGTCCGCCGCCTCGTTCCTCGCCGGAACGATGTCAAACGGATTGGGAGCCAAGATCGACATGTCACTTTCTGGTCTAGGGTGGATCTGGGGTTTTCAGCGAGGGTGCAGCTCCCGACCTCTGCTGGGACGGCGAACCCAGATCCGCCCGCTTTTTTCTGCGCACGCGGCGCGGTCAGAAGAATCTCTGGAGCTGGGGGACCGCGCATGGCCGGGAAACGAGAGGGATCAACTCCTTCGTTCCTGAGGGAGCAACGCAACAGCTTCCGGTGGCCAGAACTTCGCCGTAGGCGCACCTTGAATTCGTTGGTGGCTCGATGAGCTTCGCCTCGGGCTTTTCGGTCAACACCGTCTGGCTGAAGGTGACGCCGGAACTCACGCCCGCGCAGAAGCTGGTCTACGCCGAAATTCTGCGCAACGTGGGCAAGAACCAGTTCGCGTGGGCCAGCATCCACACCATCGCGCGCGAGGTGACCCTCAGCGTGCGCACGGTCCGGTCAGCGGTCCGCTTCTTCGAAAAAGAGAAGCTCTTGCGGGTCGAACACCGGCACGGAAAGTCGTCCCGGTACTGGCTTCTGGAGCACGTTTGGCAGCTCAGAACCGTGGAGTGGGCCGCGAAGGAGGCCAAAGCGCGCCGCCGCGCCGACCATGTGCGTGCGACGGACGCCTCCGAGTCACGCGCGCAACTGCGTATGGAAGCGCACGGTTTTCCTTGGACTACTCCTGACCACCCCGGCAATTCTGACCCCGGTAACCCCGGCAACGATTGCCGGGGTACGACATATCCCACCCCGGCAAATATTTCCGGCCTTACCCCGGCAAATATTTCCGGCCTTACCCCGGCAAAATTTGCCGATAATGAAGAGAACAGGTCTGAAGAGAACAAAAATCTCTTTGAAGAGAGGGGGAACAGCCTCTCTCCAACACTGCGTCTCGCGGCCGTTCCAAAAGCGTCGGAAGCCGCCCGACCGACACGACTCGACCGACCGACCGACGACCAGCCGACCGACCGCTCGGCCGACCGGCCGACCGACCGACCCTCCCCCGGTTCCGGGAGCCCCCCTCCGCCGCCTGTGCGGGCCGTGGAGCCACTTTCGAAGGAGACCCCCGCCGTGACCCCTCTTGAAGCCAAAGCCCGCACAGCGGCCCAACAGGACCGCCTGAACGCCGTCGCCAAGGTCGAGCAGGTCTGGCGGGCTGAGATGGCGAAGCACTACCCAAAGGTCCCGCTCGGGCACAAGCAGTGGCTGACCGTCGGCAAGGACGGGTTGCTGGCGGAGCCGTCGAAAAGCTGCGAGGCGAAAAACGTTCTTTCCCTGATGGACGACTACGGGCTGGAGGCGACGCTCGTGTACGCCCGATGGGTCATCGCGAACTGGAAGTCGCTGGTGAAGCGCTACGAGAAGAGCCCGAACTTTCCGGCGACGCCGAACACGCTTCAGGCAGAGTGGAAGGTCAAGGACCTGATGCCGGAGGCGCAGGGCGTCGAGGGGGCTGTGACTCCAGCCCAGCAGGTGCAGGCGTTGAAGGACCGCGTAGCCGCGTGGCAGCGCGCGAACCCCGGTGAGCTTCTTCCGCCGGAACTCGCGCAAGAGGTGTTCCGCGCGCCGAAGTTGAAGGGGGACAAGCTATGAGCGAAGTGGACGAAGCGGATCTCGCCGAAGGACCGACGAGACCGAAGTGGCCCCTGTCGGGGGCGGACGCGCAGGCGGTGTTCAACACCCCGGCGAACATCTGGGACTGCAAGCTCTCCGACTGCACGCCCGACGCGCTGCTCGCGGTCGGGAACTACCTGAAGCACCAGACCGAGTTCGTTTGGCAGGGGCTGGGCTACTGGTTCTCCGGCCAAGCTGGAGTTGGGAAGACCACCGCCGCGATTCAGCTCGCGAAGGCGGGCTTGCGTCGCTTCGAAGAACGCGAACTTGACGAAACGGGGGAGCTGAAGCCACTGAAGCTCGATGCGCGAGGGAAGGAAATCCCCGCGAAGCTCCTCAACGAGGGCTGGTACGGGCACCTCACCGACCGGAGCATCTACTTTACGCGTGCGAGCGACCTGCGTGATGCGGTTCGCTTTCACCGAGAGTTCGGTGACTGCGGCCTCGTCGAGACTCTGATTCGTCGAGCGAAGGTTCTCATCATCGACGACATCGACCCGACCGATTTTTCGGATTCTTTTTTCAACTGGAAGTCGCTGGTCATCGACCGCGCGGCTGCGAAGCGTCCCACTTTTTTCACTTCCATCCTGACGTTCGTCGAGCTGGGTGCGATTCAGCTTGCGTGGCACGAGCAGGTTGGTCGCGTGCTCTACGAGATTCCAATCACGGGTGACAACCGTCGCGTCGCAGAGATGAAATCGAATCGCACCAAAATCTTCGAGAAGGGTTCACCGTGAGCGCGGACTCGGAGCGGAAAACGGCGCTGGAGCTGTTGGTGAAAGGCGCTCAAGCGCGAGGCAAAGCTCAACGCGAACGGAACGACGTGAAGACTGCGGCGCGCCAGAAGAAAGCGCAGTTCGCGAAGAATTTGAAGGGACCGGGGCCGCAGCGGCATGTTCCGCGAGGCTCGGTGCGTCAGCTCGAAGTGGTCTGGGAGGAGCTGATGGCGGCCTACCATCCGGGGCTGGTGACCGCGCGCTGGTTCGTGATGGAGGACGGAAAACCGAAGGGCGGGAAGGAAGTCGGGCTCACCGTCAAGCTCATCCAGAAATACTCGGCGTCGCTCGTCGAGTTGTACTTCCGGCACGTCTTCGGAAACTGGGGCAGCATCCGGGAGCGGTTCCCCAAGTCGCCCATCGTGCCCACCGTCGGCTGGCTCTTCGTGATGGCGGAGACGCTGATGCCGGAAGCGCAGCAGCCGAAAATCGAAGTCGAACAACACCCGGCGGTCGCGGAGCTGATGCAATGGTTCAAGGACCACCCTGATCAGACTTCTCCCCCTGCCGAATTGATGGCCCGCGTTCCACTGAGCTTCAAGAAGGGAGGCTGAGATGGACTTCGACAAGGGCTTCATCGTCGCGGTGCTGCGAGAAGGACGACCGGGGCTCCGGAAGGCGCTCGCCCGAGGCATCACGCTCGAACACATGGCCGGTGAAGGCCGCGCCGCGTGGGAGTTCATCCTCAACTACTCCAAGCAGCATCCCGACCTTCCGCCGATTGAAATCGTCTGTCACGCCACCAGCACCGCGCTCGATGACTCCATCGCTGGAGCCTCTGACTACTTCATCGACTGCATCATGGATCGCAAGCTCGCGAAGCTGCTTCACGCGACTTGCAGCACGCTGCTGAAGCAAATCGAGACCGAGCCGCGCAAGGGACTGAGCACTCTCGAAAACGCGATGACGGAGCTTCGCAAAGAGAAGCTCGCGGGTACGCTGATTGAGAGTCTGCCCGGACTCGGCCCCGAGGTGCTCGACTACTACGAGCGCATCAAGAAGGGCCTGACCGGCGTGCTGTCGCCGTGGGACTCCGTCAACGAAGCGACGATGGGTTTCTGGCCCGAAGACTTGGTGCTCTTCGTGGCGCGGCTTGGCATCGGGAAAACTTGGCTCTCGCTGATGGTCGCGGGCTGCGCGTGGGAGCAGCAGATGACCGAGTTGGACGGCGTGACCAAGCGCCCCTGCCGCGTGCTGTACGCGACCACCGAAATGGCGAAGGCGCGCATCGCGCTCCGCTGGTACGCGCTCAAGCTCAAGCTCCCGTATGGGGCTCTCCGCAAGGGCCGCCTCGGCGTGTTCATGGAGAAGAAGCTCTACGACGGCGTTGCGGAGTTCGTGAATTCGCCGAACTTCATGATTGTCGGCGGTGACTTCGACTTCTCGATGGAGTCGTTCGACGCAGCCGTCGAAGAAGCCAAGCCCGACATCGTGGTGCTCGACGGTGCGTACCTGCTCAAGGTCGCGGGCTTGACGCGCACCGAGCGCGCGGCCAACGTCTTCGACGAGCTGAAGCGCATCAACAAGCGGCGCAAGGTGCCCATCATCGTCACGATGCAGTTCAATCGTGACGTGAAGGCCGGGCAGGTCAAGACGGTGCAGGCCGAGTCCGTTGCGCTCACCGACGTGGCGGGGTGGAATGCGGATCTCATGTACGGTCTCATCCAGACCGACGAGATGAAGCGGGCGAAGACGATGATGCTCAAAGGGCTCAAGGTGCGCGAAGGCGAGTCCGATGAAATCGAGTGCAACTGGGACTTCGACACGATGGACTTCTCCGAGAAGCCCCGAGTCGCTGGCTCCGGTACCGGCGACGGCAGTCCGGGCGGCAGCGACGCCGCTCCTTCCACAAATCCAGATCCGTTTGGTTCCTCCAACCCCGACGTTCCCTTCTAAGGAGTTCCCGTGCTGTTTTTCGGACCACCACCGGCTGCTGTTCCTCTCCCTCCGTTGTTGAAGCACACCACCTATGCGATTTACCTGACGCTTAAAGGACCGAACAAGGAGCGGTTCTTGAACGCGTTTGCCATCGCGCGCAGTCGTCTTGCGGAGTACGGCTACCTCTCGCTCGATTCGGCGTTTGGTCCCACCGAAAAAATCAAGCTCACCAGCAGCGGAAAGAAGCGGAACAACCACCACTCCAATGAGGGCTCGGTGAAGAACAAGCGCTTTGACGCGATGTTTCGGCAGTGGGTTGCCCCGCCGCCCCAGAAGCCCGCAGAGAAGCGAGCGGACTGATGAACAGCGCTCACATCCAAGTGATGTTGCGGAAGCTCGGCTGCTCGAAAATCAAGCCGGGCGGGCAGTGGATCTATTCCTCGTGCCCACTCGCGCCTTGGACTCACGCCAAGCTGGTAGACAACCATCCGTCGTTCAGCGTTGCCATCTCAGAGGGCAACAGCGGCTGCACCTGTCACGCTTGCAACTTCAAGGGCAGCCTCACCGAGTTGCTGTGGAAGATTCAGGCGCGCTCCGGAGAAGACCAGAGCGAGGTCTTCGACTTTGTCAGCGCGCACAATGGCATGACGGTCGAGCAGATGGGTGAGCGCTTGGAGGCGCAGGGTAAGCGCTTGCAGAACCCCGAACAGGTGAGTGCGCGGCCCGTGTTCGATCCCCAGAAGGAAGTCGCGGGTATCAAGGGCGTCCAGCTCTCATTCGGGATGGGGCTGGCGGAGAAGGATTTGCGAATCCTTCCTGAGGAAACACTCATCGAAAAGTTCCTCCCCATCGAACACCACAGTTCCGCAGGCATCCGGAACTACCTCGTCAACGAGCGGCGTTTTTCCCTTGAGGTCTTGAAGAAGTGGGAGGTGTGCTGGGACGCCAAGTTCGGGCGCATCACCATTCCGATTCGAGACTGCAAGGGTCGGCTTGTGGGCCACTCCGGTCGCGCCTTTCGCGAGGGCGTGACGCCGAAGTACATGCACGCGAAAGGTTTCAAGCGCGACTACTACGTCTACGGCGAGCAGTTCTTCACCGAGAACGGCACTGGGGTCGGTTGTTTGACTGAGGGCTTCTTCGACGTGATGCGCCTTCAGAGCTATGGCTACGCGACTGGTGCGGTGATGGGCACTCACCTGTCTGACTTCCAGCTTGAAAAGCTGGTGCGCTTCTTCAACCGCGTCGTCATTGTTCCTGATGGGGACAAGCCGGGCCGGGAGGCGGCTGAGGCGTGGTGTGAGAAAATCAGCAAGCGCCTGCCGTGCAAAATCGTCAGCATGAGGGACGGGGACGACCCGGACGACCTCACGCCCACCGAAGCGAACGAACTCATCGGTCCGCCGGGGGTGCGGCCGTGAGGCTCAAGGCGCTGGCGAAGGAGGTTTGGTTTCGAAAAGACGCGTATGGGACGTTCCGATTTGAGTTGGGGGTGACGTTCGTGGGGAGCGCTGCCGGTGCTGTCCTGCTGGCGATCACCGCGTCCGAGCACGACAGGTTCAAGGCCCAGTTGGAATTGGAGGGTCCGTTCGAGACCGAAGTCGAGCTGGTGTTCGGAACCTTTGACAAGCCGGTCCCCAGTTGCTAGGAACCGCGCACGAAGGAGTTTTCCGTGTCCGTTCACGTCAGCTTCAACATGATTTGTGACCGATGCGGGAAGCCGTACGACATGCAGTCGGTCCCCTATGCCCAAGGGTTGCCGAAGTTGAACCCGGAGCCGTGGGTGCTGACGCGGAAGGGGGTCGAAGTTTTCCGGTTCGAGGACTTGTGTACGGGTTGTGAGTCGGTGGTAAGTGGTCTTGTCGATCGGATTCAGTTGGTCGAGGACAAGAAGAAGTCGAAGAAGGACAACGGGTCGAAAACGGACGGCAGCGAGAAAACGGATCAACCGAAGAAGGAGGTGACCGCAGGGGTTCAGGTGGGAACGGATGATGACCGTCCCTTTTGAACGTAGTCGCTGTGCGCTGTAGCGAAAATAACCAATAACCAAGCGAGATAAACAAACATGGCTGAGCAAAAGCAGAGCTGGGCAACTGAAGGCTTCGAGGGCAACAAGCGCGAGGAAGACCGAATCGCTCAGATGTACGGGCCGAATCGGTTCTGGATGCCGGTTGGTACGACGAAGGAACTCATCTTCCTCGACGACGAACCGCTGTGCTTCCACGAACACAACCCCAAGATCAACGGCGACTTCAAGAACTGGCTGACCTGCTTGCAGGCTGTCAGCGACGACGGTGCCGCGTGCTGCGAGATCCTCGGGGCGAAGAGCCGCTACTGGGCGGGCTACTTCACGGTGGTTGACTGCTCGAAGTACGTGGACAAGAAGGGCAACACGCACCAGTACGAGATCAAGCTGCTGCCCGCGAAGCTGAAGTCGCTGAAGAAGTTCGCGTTGAAGAAGAAGGACCGTGGCTCGCTGGTCGGGTGCCTCTACAAGGCGACCCGCGCCGACGACAAGTCGCCCAACATCGGCGACGAGCACGAGTTCCAGAAGGAGGCTGACCTCGTCAAGCTGTACGAGGTTGCCAACTACCGGGGCAAGAAGATGTCGGAGCTGTACTCGAAGGCCGTCGAGAACGAGGATGCGATGCGCAACCTCAAGCGGACCTTCAAGCTCCAGCTCGGGTCGGACGGAAAGCCCCTGCCGAAGCTGGTCCCCTTCAACTACTACGCGCTGTTCGAGCCGAAGTCGGCGAAGGACGTGCGGATGATGCTCGCGGGCGTGAAGCCGGATGAGGCGGGCGGGGAAGCTGACGAGCCCAAGACCGGCGCGTCGGAAGACATCCCGTTCTGAGTCGAAGCTGAACCGAGTTTTCGGGGGCCGCGCGGGTACGCCTGCGCGGTCCTCGTTCGGACGGGACCACACGGTCCTTGAGGAGCCACCAATGAAGCTCATTTTCGCCACGCTGTACCTCGGGCAGAGCCGCGTGGTGGCGGTTGTCGAAGAGACCGGTGGCAAGCAGCGAAAAATCGAGCTGCGATGGCAGTCAGCGACCGCGCTCGATGTTCCGCCTCCGACGTGGTTCGAGGCGGTGTGTGCGGAGGCTGAAGATCAACGAAGCAACGAAGCACGACCGAACGTGATGGGGCTCTTTCGATGAAAACGGACGAAGGCAAATTCGAGCAGTTGGGACGTGAGGCTGGGCTCTTCGTCGAGAAGCGGCATCGCAACCACGGCGACACGTTCGCGCGCGCGGGCGGGGCGTTTCGGCTTCTGTTCCCGAAGGGCATCACGCCCGAGCAGGTGGACGACGCGTTGTTCCTCTCTCGCATCTGGGACCAGATGGTGAAGGTCAGCCAAGGCGCGAGCGGAGACTCCCCCTACAAAGAGATTCTGGTGTTCGCTCTCGAAGGACTGCGGCGTGACGAGCAGGTTCGTGAGGCGCAGAAGGTTGTGCAGCTTCGACCTGTGTCTCCGGCAGACCTTCCCTGTGACGCCTGCGGGCGCGGCCCGGCGGTTCCGACGTGCCTTGTCTGCGCGGCAGGAGACGTTCACACCGTGCTGGCCAGCGACATCGAGAAGGCGATGAGCACCTGTACCGCCTGCACCCTCAAGCTGGCAGCGAAGGTGGAGCCTGCGCTTCCTGACCACAGTGGTCCAATTCCCGGTGACCTACTCACCACGAACGAATTGTTGCAGCCTCGGACTCCGACGCCGAACGGGACACCCAAGTGAAAGTTCGTGTCGCCGGTTGGGCGTGGCTACCGCGCGCTGACCTGACGGAGATGCAGCTCGCCGGGCTCAAGGCGAAGCTGACCATCTACCCAAAGAAGGTGGGTGACCACCCCGGTGACCCGCCCGGCCCTGTCTACCTGTTCAACGACAAGGAACCCGGTCTCATCGGCATCCCTCGCCAGTATTTCCTCTCGAACAAGCGAGCGCATCACGAGATCGAGATGGACCTGTCGGACGGCCGTGCCGACATGTGGCCCGGACCGCTGAAGTTCAACGGTGTCCTCCGACCGGACCAACAGATCGCCCTGAAGACGGTTGCTGCGCAATTTCGCACAGGGTCGCTGGGCGGGGTCGTGCGCGCTGTGACGGGGTGGGGCAAGACGACGTGGTCGTGCGGTCTCATCGCCGAGTTGGGCGTTCCGACGCTGGTCGTGGTTCACAAAGAGTTCCTGCTCAACCAGTGGAAGGAACGCATCGCCCAGTTTCTTCCCGACGCCAAAGTCGGTCTCATTCAACAAGACGAGTGCAGCTTTCAGGGCAAGCACATCGCCATCGCGATGGTGCATTCCATCGCAGGACGAGACTACGGCCCCCTCTTCAAGGAGTGGCCGGGGTTGGTCATCACGGACGAAGTTCATCGCATCGGAGCTGAGACGTGGAGCGCGGTTCCGCCGATGTTCAAGGCGCGTTGGCGCTTGGGGGTTTCTGCCACGCCCCGGCGCAAGGACGGCGCTGACAACGTCTTCAACTTCCACATCGGTCCCATCCTCTACGCTTCCACCGAGCAGCGGATGAAGCCCAAGGTCCGCAAGGTGTGGACCAACTTCAACCTCGTACAGACCGCCTCTCTCAACCCCAATTTGGTGTCGAAGAATCTGTTGTTGAAGTTCATGTGCATGAACAAGGCGCGAAACAAGGTCGTGGTCGAGCAGCTCGTGCTGGCGATTGTTGCCGGGCGCAAGCTTTTGGTGCTCTCAGAGCGCCTGAAGCACCTCTCCGACCTTGAGGCCGAGCTTCGCGTGCAGTGGAAAGACGAGGCTGGCCCCGCTCCGACCGTTGGCTATTACGTCGGTGGCATGGGCGAGGACGCGCTTGACGAGGCCGCCAAGGCGCAGGTCATCTTCGCCACGACCCAGTTCGCTTCCGAGGGTCTCGACATCCCCGCGCTCGACACCGCATTTTTCACCGTTCCGATGGGAGATGTCGAGCAGGCGTCTGGGCGGATACTCCGTCCGTTTGAGGGCAAGAAGGACCCAGTCATCGTGGACTTCCGCGATGAGAAGGTGAACCTGTGCGTGAAGATGGGCGGTCACCGCGACCGCTTCTACGCCAAGATGGGGTGGGTGGCATGAGCGTTGACAACTTCTTCAGCACTTGCTACGCTTTGCGTAGAAGGATGTCCAAATGAGCGAAACCAAGACTGAAGAAGCGAAGGCTGCCGACGAAGCTCGGAAGTTCAAGGAATGGTACGAGGACAACTCGACCGAGTGGAACAAGCAACGTCGCGGGCGGTACGACAGCGACCCGAAGTACCGCGCGCTGGTGCTCGAACGCAACCGCAAGTCGCGAGCTGCTACGCGCAAGGCGCGGCTTTCGGAACAGAAGGTGGAGTCCTCGGCGAAGCGCACTCGGGTCAGTGCTCGCTGGAAGCAGGTGGAGGTGGAGATCGACGGGCGGAAAGTCACGCTCTTCTCCATCGGCCGGATTGCTCGGAGGCTGGGGGTTTCTGTTCAGGCGATTCGGCTCTGGGAGCGCAACGGAACCATTCCTCCGCCGTCGAATGCGGAGGGGCGCGAGGGCAAGGACCGGCTCTACTCGCACGAAGACGTGGAACACATCCGCGACATTCTGACGAAGACCGGGAAGATCGAGAAGCGTGACGAGCGCGATACGTCGATTGTTCGTGTGCGCAACTCGACGGTCGGCCACGAGCGCGAGGTGCTCTACAAGAACGGGAAGAAGAAGACCGAGACGCTGTACACGGTGGGCGTGCTGGCAGAGGCGGTCGGACGCACCGTGGTGACGCTTGAGCACTTGGAGCGTCGGGGCGATCTACCCAAGACGCCGCTGCGCAGCCAGTTCACCACGGCTGAGGGCGAAGAACGTCCGGGCCGTCGGTTGTACACGGTGAAGATGATCGCGGTCGTCGAGAAGGCGTTTGCTTCGCGGCCGGGACTCATTCGCGGTCGCCCCGCGTGGGACTCCTTCAAGGCGGAAGTGGCGGCGGGCTGGCAGAAGACGGGTGTGATGCAAGCGGCACTGGTCGCAACGGACGCCGAGTAGACCTGATTTTCGGACACCAAGAACGAGGAACGGACGATGGCAACGACAGAAGAAGCGCTGGCGCAGGTGTTGATGATTCTCGCGAAGGCTGAGTCGGTCTGGGAGCAGCGGCTCCTTGCTGAGAAAAGCTCGAAGGAAGTACCCACGACCGTGCTGGTGACCCGGCAGCATCTGTCTCACGGGATTCCGACCGGACCGCAGGAAACGAAGGAGGACGCGACGTTGGCGATCCACCGCTACGTCACGCAGCCCGCCACAGTGAATGCCGAGGTGGGGCTCACCATCAACATCGGCAACTTCGAGTCGGTGCGTGTCCACATCGGCTTGACGGTCCCTTGCTACAAGGAAGAGATCGACGATTGCTTCCAGTACGCGAAGGACTTCGTTGAGCAGAAGGTCAAAGCCGAGTCCGCTGACGTTCGCGCAGCCGCGACCGCGAGCAAGGCCAACACGCCGTACTGAGGGAACAATGGCCCGAAAAAGCAAGGACGAGAAGGACGAGAAGCCGAAGGACGAGAAGAAAACTCCGGCGAAGCGCAACCCGGTGCGAATTCAGCACCTGTTGGCGTCCGAGCTTTTTCAGAAGCTGAAGAAGAAGCACGGCGACCTCATCCTCACCAGCGCCTCCGATGCGCGCGTGGCCAAAGCCTTCCGCATCCCTTCCGGGGTGTTTCAGGTGGACAAGGCGCTCTGCGGCGGCTGGCCGCAGGGCCGCGTCAACGTCATCTTCGGGATGAAGTCGTCCTGCAAGACCACGCTCCTGTTCAAGACCATCGCTGAAGCCCAGCACCAGTGCTCCAACTGTTGGGAGTACGTGCATTGGGCCAAGCTCGTCGAGGTGGAAGTCGAGGACGCGGAAGTCATCGACGAGACGACGGGGGAGGTCACCGTCATCGCCTCGAAGAAGCGGGGCAAGAAGGTCAAGGCGGAGGACGCGGTCGCGCTGACGGAAAAGAAGACCAAGAAGGAGTGGGTCTCCGCGCCGGTCGCGCGCTGGTACGCGCACGGGGACAAGTGGAAGGAGCTGCTTCGCGTCGAGACGCAGCCCGACCCTGAGGACGAGCACGCGACGATTCGAGTGCCGATTCTCGGTGAAGAAATCAAACCGACGTGCGGCTGTCGGAAGTACCGCGAGGCGGTCTGCGCCTTCATCGACGTGGAAGGCACGTTCGACAAGAAGTGGGCGCTGCGGCACGGCATCGACCTCGACAAGCTCCTGCTGTCGGTGCCGGAGTACGCTGAGCAGTCCCTCGACATCGGTGATGCGCTGGTTCGTTCCGGAGACTGCGATGTCATCGCGCTCGACTCCATCGCGTTCCTTACGCCCGCGAAGGAAATCGAGGAGTCCACTGAGAAGGAGACGATGGGAGGGAACGCCAAGATCGTCAACAGAGGCGTTCGCAAGTTCGTCTCGGGACTCAACATGGCTGGGCTCCACAGCGAGCGTCGTCCGACAGTCTTCCTGACGAACCAGATCCGCATGAAAATCGGTGTGATGTTCGGCAACCCCGAGGTCCAGCCGGGCGGCATGGCTCCCGGTTTTGCGGCTTCGGTCGAGATGAAGATGAAGCCCGGCGTCTGGGAATTCGACAAGACCGACGAGGACCACCCGATTCCCATCGAGGTGGAGTTCCCTTTCCACATCGAGAAGAGCAAGGCGGGAGGGGCCAAGCGCACCGACTCCTTCAAGATGGCGATGGTGGACGGCACCACCAAGCAGACGGGTGACGTGCTTGACGAAGACGCCGTGATGGCGGAAGCACAGGCTCTCGGAATCATCACCAAGGAAAGCTCGCATTGGACCTGCCTCGGAGGCCGCTACGACTCGAAGGGTCTCATCGACAAGCGGATGAGGCTCGACCCGGACTTCTACCGGCTGGTCAAGCAGACCATCCTGAAGCTCATCAACGAGCCGGTGCAGGACCTCGGGCTGCAACCGGTCCCGGAAGAGGCAGTGGAGACCCCGGCGACCGAGGTAGCGTAGCCCCCGAAGCTTCGCCTTGCGCCGTTTGCGGTCTTCCGGCGCAGGCGGAGCTGGACCCGGAGCACTTGTTGTCGTTCCCGATGCAGTGGGTGTGGCGGTGCCCGGCGGGGCACACTCGTGGCTCGTCAGATCCGTTCGAGCAGTCAACCTTGGAGAACCTATGAACTCGATGGCCAACCAGTTGATCAAAGTTCTTCCGGACGATGCTCGTCAGAAAATCGGGGAGAACATCGCGAACGAGATCGCCAACGAGATGGAGGACTACATTCTCAAAGGCATGGTCACAATGACGAAGGATTTCTCGAAGACGGAGTCGGCGAGCGAGTACGGCGTGGTGTTGGTGGCGATGCGCAAGCGCATGGCAGAAAGACTCAGCGCGATGGTGGTGAAGATCGAGAAGTTCAACGGATAGGAGTCAGCATGAAGCACTACGGACTGGTGTGCCGAGAGGACGGCGATGACCTCACCGTCTGGATTGCGCCTCCGGAGGCGAAGCTCCCTGTGAAGGGGATGTTCCTCGGTAAGTGGCAAGGTGTTCCCGTCTCTGGGCAGGTGCTGAAGATCTCTGCCACCGAGAAGGGCTTTGAGTACCTGTTGCGGTTCGACAACGGCGACGAGCGCGACCTGACAGGCACTCTCGCTCTGGGCGAGCGCCTACGCCTGTGGTCTCCTGAAGAGGACCGGGAGTACGTTTTCCAGTGTGTTGTCGAGCTGACCGCGAACACGTCGAAGCCAGAGCCAGTCCCTGAGGCTCCATGAGCGACGATGACGACGAGAAGCCGAAAGGGTTGCGGCTCAAGCACCTTGACGTAAAGAACGACGAGGCCCCGAAGGGCCGGACGCTCAAGTACCTCGACGACAACCACGACCGCTACGCGCGGTCGAAGAAGCACGAGTTGCGGCTGGCGAAGGAGCTGGGCGGGCGGCGGCTCCCCAACTCCGGAGGTAAACTCCGGTCGCGGTACTCGAAGACGCTCAAGGTGTCCGACATCTCGTTTCGGGGCGAGCTGCACAAGCCGGGCTTCGAGAACATCACTCTCGACGGCGACATCGGGTCGAAGGACTTTCACTACGAGCACAAGCGCACGGACAACGCGTCCATCTCGTTCAAAAAGGAGTGGTGGGTGAAGGTTGCCCACGGTGCGGCGGCGGCCGGAACTGAGCCCGCCGTCATCCTCACCTTCGAGACCCCCTTCCGTCCGGGGCAAACACCGCTCGACTTGGTGGTCATCTCCAAGGCAGTGTTCGAGCGCCTGAAAAAGGGGGCAAGTCATGGAAAGTAGACCGGTCGTCAAAAGCCTGCGAGCCTTCGCCTTGAGCGCGGTGCGGTGGCTGTACTGGCGGACCCGCGCCTACGAGGGCGATCCGCTGTACCTGAAGGCTCTGGAGGGCGTCTGGTGGCACGTTCGCGGCGACTCCCTACTCCGACACCGAGCCGCCAACGCGCGGCCCGAGGACCGGGTATGAGCGCCGCTCGGTCAGCCCCGGCTCCAACACCAGCACCCCCCGCACCCACACCTTCACCTACCTTGGAGCCGACCTGCGTCTGTTCGGAACCGCCGCCGTTCGAGGAGCGCCTTCAGCACCTCGTCTCGGACTTCTGGAGCGGTCGGGACGATGACTCGGACTCGACGCTGGAAGGGCTTCAGCACCTGTTCATCAGTCTCGCGCGTGAGCTGGGCCGAGTGGACGGCGTGGCGCGCATCTTCGGCGTGCCGCGTGATGAGGCGCTGAAGCTGCTTCGCGTGGCGTACACCGAAGGCAAGCGTGCAGCGCTCTCGCAGCACAAGCGGTCGGCAGAGGATTGCCACTGCGAGCCCGCTGAGATTTTGCTTCGGGAAATCGAGAGCAACTGAGCTGGTAGGGTTGGAAAACTTGTGGCATAGAGCCGCACGGATGAAGTGAAGATCGAACTCGGACGCTGGACAAGAGGCACGGATGGGGCTCGGAGAACTGGTAACGGCGACACGCGCTTCGGGGTCTCTGAAGCAGCTCTTCGCTCGTGAGTGGAAGCGACCGTCGATTCAAGATCCGCCGAAGCTCGACGACTACGTTCGGATTTCGTCACTTTCGGGTCTGTGCGCACGCGAAGAGGTGCTCTGCGCCAAGCATCAGGTGACGCGCAAGGAAACTCTCAACGGCGACACGCTGCTGACCTTCCTGCACGGCACCTCTCTTCACTGGGGCCTCCAGAATCACGCGCTGCCTGAGCTGGGCGTGCTGTACGGGCAGTGGAAGTGCCTCGGGTGCGGCTTCGCGCACGGTGGTGTCGAGAAGGGCTTCCTCGTGTCCGAGAAGGTCATTCTTCGCCCAGAGACCTGCTCGAAGTGCGGGAACGTCAGCAAGGGCCGAGGGGACCAAGCCTTCCAATACGTCGAAGCGAGCTTCGTCAACGACGAGTTCCGTCTGACGGGACACCCCGACGGATTCTTGGTGCTCCCCGGCTTGCCGGGAATGGGCATCCTCGAAGCGAAGTCCATCGGCGGCAGGAACGCGTGGGAGGTGAAGCAGGCCCCCCACTACGGGCACGTCATTCAGGCGCAAGCGTACATGTGGCTGAGCGGCCTGAAGTGGTCGATCATCTTCTACTGGGCCAAGGGCGAGCACGGCGTGGACAAAGCCATCGCCGAGCACTTCGTCGAGTACGACGAAGAGACCATCGTGAATCTCAAGGCCATGCTGACGAGCATTCCGAATGGAACTCGCTCGGGCTTGCTTCCGGAGAGAGTTTGCGCGACTGACTCCTGCACGCGCGCGAACAAGTGCTCGGTCGTCAAGAAGTGCTTCGCGGAGACTTGAAATGGAAACCACCACAGCCCCCGTCGTTCCGGATGTTGCCGCGAAGCCGAAGGTTCTCAACACGCACGTTCTGCGTCCGTTGGGTCCGACCGCGAATCTCCACTGCGCTGTGTGTAAGCAGCCGACCGCGCACTGGAGCATCACGCACGCGCGTTACGGGCAGGAGAATATCTGCGCGCTGTGCTTCCTGTACGATTCAGGGTGGCTCGATTCTCCCGAGACGAAGGTGGCGGTCGCGCGCGTGACGAACGTTCTCGGCCTCAAGCGCGGGAAGCCGCTGGAGCGCGTCGAGGGCCGCTTCATTCGGGTTCAGGACGCTGATGACGTATTGGGGGCTATCACTCTGCACGAGCGCTTCGAGAGCATCACGAGGAAGCGCGCATGAGCGTCGTACTTGGGTTGGACCCCGGTTTTGCCTGCATCGGCTACGCGGTGGTGGAACTCCCGCCTAAGGGTGGAGAGCGCTTGCTCAACATGGGTGTGTTCCGCACCGAGAAGTCGTCCAAGAAGCAGAAGGTCTTCGCCTCCGATGACAACGTCCGTCGCGCGCGCGAGATCTACTTGTTCCTTCGCGACCTCGCGACAGACGGTGCGCACGGCCCCGTCAGCGCCATCTGCGCGGAGACGATGAGCTTCCCGCGCAGCTCGTCGGTCGCGGCCAAGATGGCGATGTGTTGGGGAGCCATTGCTGCGCTGTCCGAACAGTTCAACATCCCCGTGATTCAGGCGTCTCCGCAGCAGCTCAAGCAGTCTGTTACCGGCTCCAAGACCTCCGACAAAACCACCGTGCAGAAGGCGTTGAAAGTGCGCTACGGCAAGGCCCTGTTGGACGAGTCTTGCCGAGATGTTCTTCCGTCGATGCTGGAGCATCCCTACGACGCGCTCGGAGCTGTGGTCGCGACGCTCGACAGCGAGCTGATGCGGATGGCGCGTCGGGTTGTCACCGGAGAACCGCTATGAGGGGTTTGAACAAGGTCATTGTTTCGGGGAACGTCACGGGGGCTATCGACTTCGGGAAGACTGGCAACGGGCTGGAGGTTTGCGGATTTCACATCGCCTCGGACCGCTATGCGTCGGGTGGTCAGGTGGTGACGGCGTACATCAAGGTCAACGTCTACGTGGATGGGCTGGTTCGTATTTGTCGGACTCGGCTCACCAAGGGCGTTTACGTGCTTGTTGAAGGCGAGCTGATGAATCGCGACGGACCGCACGGCGACCTCACCGAGGTTCGCGCGCGCGAGGTTGTTTTCTGGGAGAAAGAGCTGAAGCAGGAGAAAGAACCGAGCGGGGAGGTCGCGTGAGAGCGGATTTCAGCGTCATCAACGGCGGCAAGGACAAGAGCAAGGACGGCAAGGCTATGGACGGAGACTCCTCGGGGCGCGGGTCCAAGGCGTGGGCGAAGAAGGTTCGAGCCCAAGCCAAGGAATTGGTCGAGTCGTTGGAGACCGGCTACATGGATCTCGCTCAGATTCTGTTCACCGTCTACGACACACCCATCGACGGTGACCGCGAGAAGAAGCCCATTTTCACGACGTGGGGGTTCAACACCTTCCGTGACTACGCCGAGCAGGAGCTGGGCCTCCACTACAAGAAAGCCGAGCGGCTGAGGCTCATCTGGTACCGCATCGAAATCGAACTCGACGGAATGAATCCTCTCGTCAAGAAGCGGCTCGTCGCGCTCGGTTGGTCGAAGGTGCGCGAGTTGTGTCGGCCGGGTCTCCTCAAGCTCAGCAACGTCGAGTCGTGGGTGACCAAGTGCGAGAACATGAACTACCAGACGGTGGAAGCCGTCGTGCGGAAGGCGCTTGACCGTCTCGAAGGCGAAGAGGTGGAGCGTGAGGTTCGCAAGCAAGGCGACCCGGTGAAGAAGTCGAACAAGCTCGTCGGCAAGTACGAGGAAGGTGAGTCTGGCGAGGGCATGGACCCGCTGTTGGTGCCCCCGCGCGATCACTGGGGCGCGGACGAGAAAGACAACGGCGAAGAACCGCTCTTCAGCAAGAACTTCAAGTTCTATCCCGAGCAGCTTGAGACGGTTCGGCTCGCAATTGATCGCGCCAAGGAGCTGTCAGGCAGTTCTCGTCCCGGCCACAACTTCTCGCTCATCTGTCTCGACTTCCTCGCGAACAACGACTTCACGAAGGCCAGCGAAGAGCAGAAGCTTCGTTACGTCGCGAAGCTGGAGAAGCTCATCGGCTACAAGTTCATCGTCGTTGATCCCACTTCAACGGACGTGCTCTACGGGCTCGCCACGCTGGAGAAGGTCGCCAAGGAGAACTGATGCTCCCCGTCGGTCCCGAACTCATCGTTGCTGAACTGGAAAGCGCCAAGAAGATTCTCGACAAGTGGATCGAGAAAATGGGCGAAGGACTGCCGGTCATCGACAAGCCCGGAGAGGATCACCAGCTCGACGAGGTGGTGCATGAACTCTGCGGTGAGCTGCGCATCGTCGCGGGGAAGTGCGGAAATCTCGCCGAAGTTCTCCTTGGCGACTGATACCGTACTTGCTTCGGGGGCGCTATGATTCTCCCGCACACCCTCGGAGAACCATCTTGAGCAAGCATGAGCTGAAGCACATTCCCATTGAGAAGCTGGTTGCCAATCCTTGGAACCCGCAGAACATGGACGAGGCGATGTTCACGCGCCTCGTGGATGAGATCAAAGAGAACGGTTGCACCGCCGCGATTCAAGTGGTCGCTCTCGAAGACGGCAACTACCGCATCATCGGCGGTGAGCATCGTTGGAAGGCGTGTCAGGCGGCGGGTGTTGATGAGGTGCCTTGCACGGTTCTCATCGGCAAGCGCTGGCAGGACGAAGACCTTCAGAAGTTCGAGACCGTCCGTCTGAATGTCATCGGCGGCAAGATGAACCCGGAGAAGTTCCTCAAGCTCTACCAAGAGATGGCCGACAAGTACGGCAAGGACGCGCTCCAGCAGCTCATGGGCTACGTGGACACCCGGCAGTTCCAGAAGCTCGTTGGTGACGTGAAGCGCGGCATGAAGCAGTCGCTTCCGAAGGAGATGCACGCCGAGTTCGACGAGAAGGCCAAAGAAGCCAAGACCGTTGAAGACCTCGGCACCATCATTCAGACGCTCTTCGCGAAGTACGGTGACACCGTTCAACAGTCGTACATGGTGTTCACGTTCGGAAAAAACGAGCACGTCTATGTGCAGATGACTCGACCGATGAAAAAAGCGCTCGACAAGGTGCTCAACTACTGTCGCGAGTCCGGGGCGGACATCAACGAATTCTTGGCACCCATTCTCGATGCGGCAGCGCTGAAGGCCGTCGAGACTCTTGCTCCGAAAAGCAAGAAGGCGGATGTTGCGTAGTTCCAAGATCTGTCCCGCTCAGGTATGACTCGGCGCGCCTTCGGCGCTGGATAGGAGACTCGACGTGAGCATCGGCAACGACTTTTGGAGATCCGAAAACGCCGTCGTCACGTTGTCTGCGTTTTTCGGGACTTCTTCGGTTGCCGCCCCGCTTGAGGAAGCGACCGGGTTGCCGCCGGGTTGGGTTTCTTCGCACGGCAACCGTCGGGTGCAGAAGCAGTCCAACGGTGAATGGATCTACGTGCCCCAAGAGACGCCGTCGGGGTTGCAGTCTTTCTACAAAAAGCCCGCCCACACGCACACGCCTCCTCCCGGTGTCACAGGCGGCAAGGCTCTCGATGTCGATGAGCTGCTGTCATATCTGAAGGACGCGGGCTTCAATGACCCGAAGAAGCGTGCCGCGCTGTTGAAGAACGCGAACTGGTACACCGGGGTTCTCAAAAAGTTTGGCAACGGTTGGTTCCAGAAGGCTACCGCCGCCGAAGCCGCCGCCAAGGCTGCGGCGCAGCTTCCCACCGAAGCCCCCAGCCCGAACGCGCGCCCGCCGTCGCCCGCCGAGACTTCGAACCCGCTTGATTTCGCGCTCCAGACCCTCGGGTTTTCTGCCGGGTCTCCGCAGGCGTTTATTCTGGCTCAGTTTCACAAGAACCCGAAGATCAACTCCGACACCGTCGCCGAGCTTTATCGGGTGAAGTTCAACAAGAAGAACGCGGTGGCTCACGACCACGTCGAAGTGCTCATCAACGCCGCCAAGGCGAAGGGGCTCGTCACTGTTAAGGGTGATTTCGACAGCGGGATGACCCTCTCGTTCGTCGGCGGCACTGGTCCTGTGATGTCCGCGCCCGTGGTCGCGGTCAGCCCCACTGTTCCGGCGGCTGCTCCTGAAGCGCCGAAGAAGAAGAAAACGAAGCCGCTTCCTCACGGTTATTCTCTCGCCACGCCTGCGCCTGTTCCTGCTCCTGCGCCTGTACCGGAACCCGTGGTTGCGCCCGCGCCCGGCAAGGTGGACTGGATAAAGCACGCAATCCTAGCGGTGGACTCACCTACCGCACCTGCGACCCAAGCCGTCATCTCCGCAATGGGGTGGGGGCTGGACTCGACCGAGGCCAAGGTAATTGGACTCTACGTCGGCACGTCGGACAAGAGTCGCGGCGGCGGCTGGACTCCAGAGAAGGCGATTACGCGGACGGTGCAAGACATCGCTTTCATCAGCGGTCTCGACTTCTCTGCGGCAGAGAAGAAGAAGCTCGCAGCCCACGTCTCCTACGTGGTCGATTCGGCCAAGAGCAAGTTCCCGAGCTTGCTGAGCGCGGCGCAAGCGGCGCAGCAGCTCTCGGTCACGGCGCTGCCTGCGACCGTTCCCGACCTTTCGCCATTCGCGGCACCCTCGAATCCGCAGGTGCTCGCAGCCGCCAAAGCTCTCGGGTTCGCCGCGAACTCGAACGAAGCCAAGGTGCTCAACCTCTATCGGAACCACCTCAAGAAGACCACCAACGCTCTCGAAAGGACGGCGAAAGAACTTGCTGAGCTGGACGGTCCCGTGCCCTCGGCGGAGTTCAACAAGACGTTGGCTGATCGCCTCGCGTTCGTGACGGACCTCGTTCAAAACAAACTCGCCATGCTGCCCGACTGGAACGTTGGCGACTTCATGGCCGGTCCTGCCGAGCCTCTCGGTCCCGGCCCCGATCTCGACACTCCGGATGACGGCCCCGCGCCACCGAAGCCCGACCTCTCAGCCTTCGCTGAGCCCACCTCGACATTTGTGCGCGACCTCGCCGTTGCGCTCGGCTTCTTTCCCAACTCGAACGAGGCGAAAGCGCTCAACGTTTGGCGCAAGCATCTCAAGCTCGGCGGTACCGGTGCCTTCTGGGGGCCGGGGAGCGCGAAGGCCCTTGAGGGTGCCGCCGCTGAACTTGCAGGGCTGGCAGCCGGGTCCGCTTATGGAACGAGCGACGCACTGGCCTTCCTGAAGCACCTCGTGGGCTCGTTGCAGACCGTAGACTTCGACGTGGCCGAGTTCATCCAAGGCGCTCACCACGAGCTGAAGCCTGTTTCGACGCCTGAGCCTGTCGTACCCCCTACTCCTGCCCCGATTGCGGTTCCTGCGGGCAAGCAGGGGGCTCTGGCGGGCAACGCCGTTCCCACCGACGCCAAGGTTCTGCACTGGGCTGCGCAGCTCGGGTACGAACCAGACACGGACGAGGCCAAGGTTCTGGGGCTTTGGAAGGCGTTCCAGTCGGCACCCGCCCCGGCGCATGTGAGCGGGTTCGGGGCGAATCTCGTCAAGCTGGCCCCGGCCAAGCAGGTCATCGATTTCCTGAAGGCAGCCGGGTGGTCGCCTGCCAAGGCCGAAGTTTTCGCGACCACCGTCATCAAGAAGGCGCTGTACGCGGACGGCTTTGACCTCGACGACTTCCTCGACAAGGTGGACGGTCCGCCTCCGGTCACCCTCCCTCCGGCCGTGGTTGCTCCGGTCGTGGTCGCGAAGAAGGAGCCGCCTGCTGTTCCCGTGGCCCCCTCCACACCGGGCAGTCCTCTTCCCGCCGTTCCTCCGATTTCTGCACTGACGAGCGCTGCCGACAGCCACGGGAACGCGAAGTCCAAGCTTGGCGGGAACAAGCCGAAGGAGTTCCTCAAGGACGCGGCTGGGAATCTGTTCCTCTACAAGACGGATGCCTCCAAGGTCCGGGCTTTCGCGGGTCAGGTTGCGTCGAGCATCGCCGCGCTGCTCGGCGACGCCTCTACGTACGTGCCGGTGGTTGCCACAGGCGAGGGAGATAGCTGGGGCTCCGTTCAGTCGATGATTCCTGATGTGGCGACCGACCTCTCGAAGTTGCCCGTCACGAATCTCTCTCAGAAGCAGATCCAGCAACTGCAACGTGAGCGAGTTCTCGACTGGCTCGTGTCCAATCACGATTCGAAGGCCGGGAACTTCATCGTCCGAACGAATGGCGACATCGTCGGCATCGACAAAGAGCAGGCGTTCAAGTTCATCGGGGATGACGAACTGTCGCTGGATTACAAGCCGAACAACTCGCCTCCGGTTTACAACGCGCTCTACTCTGCGCGCGCGAACGGGAAGCTGGATTTCGACTTCAACTCCGCGTTGCCCTTCATTCAGGCTATCGAAGCTGTTTCGGAGGCGGACTATCGCAAGCTCGTTCAGCCGTACATTGACGCGATGGAGGGTGGAGACAACCCCGTCACGAAAGCTCACACCGCGTTCAAGATCCTCAAGCGCAAGGAGAACCTGCGCTCCGACTTCGAGAAGTTCTTCTCGACGGTGCAGGGCAAGCCCTTCAAGTTCGCCGCGCTCTCCGCCCCGAGTTCGGTAATCGCCACCGGGGTGCTGGTTCCTCCCAAGCTTCCCTCCCTGAGCAGCTTGACGCACGCAGGACCGGCTGTCGGTATCGGCGGTGCCAGCGAGAAGCATTTCTTCGTGGACGATGCGGGGAACAAGTTCCTGCTGAAGATGGCGACCAACAAGTCGAGCGGAAAGCCCGAGCCGTGGAAGGTCGCGTCTCAAGCGCTCTTCGCAACCGTCGCCGCCGCAGTGAAGCCCTCAACCGTTCCGGTCGGAGGAGTGACCTTTAAGGACAAGCCTGCGACCCTTCAGCCGTGGCTTGGGGACAAACTACCGGGCCTGATTGGCGTGCTTCCCGCGTCGTTGACTGCCGCCGAGAAGAAGGATGTCGCGGATGAGCACGTTCTCGACTGGTTGCTTTCGCAGCACGACACCCACGGTGGCAACCTGCTGCGCCTTCCGAACGGTTCCATCATCGGCATCGACAAGGAACAGGGCTTCAAGTACCTCCTGCCGAACGAGAAGTGGACGCACTCGACGCCGGAGGGCGATGTCCTCGCGACGGACTACCATCCGAACGCCCAGTACGGAGAACCGAATCCGCCCTACTACAACAAGTTCTGGGGGGACTTCGCTGATAACAAGCAGAGCTTCGATCCGACCGTGATGTTGGGTGCCATCGAGGCCGTTGAGAAAATCTCCGACGCTGAGTATCTCAAGGCGTTGGAGCCCTATGTGTCTGCGGCGGCAGGCGGGGCGGTTGTGGCCTCTGGGATTTACGACAAGGCTCTTTCACGCAAGAAGAACATCCGAAAGGACTTTGAGACGTTCGTCACCGGTCTCTACGAGAGGCGCACCAAGAAGAAGGGCTTGTTCACGTTCTCGGGAGGATGGTTGCCAGAGGGCGCTGTTGCTGCGGTTCCGGCCGCGACCGCACAGGCTCTACCGAAAGTTCCACTCACGGTTGCTCAAGCTCAAGCTCAGAAATTCGACCTGAAGAATCTGGTGGCCCAAGGCGGTATCTGGGCGGACAAGATGTCGGCGGATCAAAAGTCGGCTTTCGGTCCGATTCACGCGTCCGACAGGGCACTTTTTGGGGTACTCCAGACCTACGATCCGGACGAGCCTCTCGAACTCGAATTGAAGGTGGCTGCTGGGTACGCCCTCGGTCTCACTCCCGCCGAGTCGGACTCTTTGGTTGCCGATTTCCTCAAGAAGGCGTTGGTGGCGAAAATCGTCATCAAGAGCGGAGTTGTCGGTTTGTACCCGGCCGGTCTCTACCCGGCCGCGAAGAAGCCTCCGACGGTGGGTGGCGGGTTTGACCTTGAAGCGGTGGCCAACGATGGCGAAGCGCAGTACGCCAATTCGTCTTCTTCGCAGAAGGCGGCTTTTGGACCGGCCTCGACAGACGATCACACGTTTCTCGGGTTCATGAACTCGCCGCAGCACTACAAGCCCGACGAGCCCCTCGACGTGCAGCTCCAAGACATGGCGCTGAAGCACATGAATTTCCTGTCGGCCGAGGAGGTGGGGACTCGCGTCAAGGATTTCATCAAACGAGCTGTCGCTGCTGGGTTTGTCGTGAGCGGTGGTGTCGTCGGGTTCGTACCTGCCTCGGCCTACGCTGCTGGCCAAGTTCCGAAGCCGGTTACCCTTGCTCCGCAACCCGGTCAATTCTCCGTACCGAAGCCTGAGGGTTTTACGCCGCCGTCGTTCACAAACATCAAGCAGGTCGCGGCCTCGCTCGGAATCAAGACCAACAGCGTCTACTACAAGGCGCTCAAGAATCTCGCAGCGTACAAGGACAACATCAAAGACGCGGCGGCGCAGCACGCGTGGGAGTCCGGAGCCGACTACGACACCGCGCTGAAGCGGGTGAAGAACGTCGCGAAGAAGCTCAAGGCGCTCGGCGGTTGGGGTGCCCAGCCTACTCCGGTTTCTGCGAGCGTTCCCGCACCTCAAGTTTCGTCCCCCATCGAGGAGTTTTCTTTTCCCGAACCGACGGTGGTGCTCCCGGCGAAGCCGGAAGAGATTGCGGCGGCGGCGGCCACCGCGCTCAAGGCGCTCCAAGTCGCGACCAATTACGCGCCGAGTCCGTTGACCGACGCCACTCTCGCCAGAAAGGGCGTTCTGGACTGGATCATTCCTTCCGGAACAGATCCGATTGTTCGGCCCGACACAGACCCCATTTGGGAAAAGCTGGTGAACGAGCAGCAGGGAGCCGGGAACCTTGGTGGGGTTTTCGACGACCTCTTCAAAATCTCCCCGCTGGACTTCGACACGATGGTGCGGCCGGTGGCTGAAGCAACTCACCCCGGCAACAAGATGATGCAGGTCGCCTTCGTTCAGGACGCCATCAATCGCAAGAACACGACGAAGTTCAAAGTCGAGCAGACACTGACGGAAGCTCTTCGAGTTAAGACGGGGACCAACGGTCGGTTCATGTTCAGTACCGGTTGGGTTGAGGCGGGCGCGCTTCCTCCGAAGCCCCCGAAGCCGGTGCCCTACATCAAGACCATCAAGACGACCGCTGAGCAGTTCGCCGCGTCTTCCGAAAACGGCTCTACGCCCGTCAAGATTCGTCCGTGGAAAGTGAAGGACGCGGCTGGAGTGCAGACCGAGGACGAGACGAAGCGAGCCCTCAAGTACAAAGAAGGTGGGCTCCCCGCCGTCGAGGCGTTCCTCGCCAAGTTCAATCTGAAAGCCCTCGGTCCCGCCATCGAGAAGAAGTCCGAGAACGGTACGCTCAAGTTCTTCTTGCCTGTGTCCAAGGCGGACCTCGATGCCGCCTTTATCACCACAGAGGAGACCATCACTCCTGACGAAATCGAACAGGAGGTGGTCGCTGGCGACAAAATCGCCCCACACTCAGGGACGCCGTCCTACTTCCCGTCGCACGCCCCCGCGCTTCCTGTCGCGCAGTCCTTCAAGGACATCAACAACGCCAAGACCGCCAAGCTCGGTCTTATCGGCAGAGCGTTTCCCACAGACGGGCCAGCGCTCTGGGGCTCAACCGGCACTCTCAACATCAAGCGAGTGACGGACACAGCAGGCGTGACCAAGCTGATGGTCTCTTTCAAAATCAAAAAGGACGCGCGAGACAAGAACGGCAAGGCGGTTGGGTGGCAGGCCCTTTCGAACACCGGCCAACACACGGAGCACAGCTTTTGGATTGGTAGCTACAATGCTGAGTCGGACTCCATCGTCAAGACCGCTGGGGAGTCGCTGGAGGTGGGAGCGCGCGAGTGGACTTCCGGCAAACACAAGCTCCGAATGGTGACTGATGAGCACTACTTCGCGCTTGTTGGTCAGATGGTGGCGGAGCTGGACCTCGGTTCCGATGAGAAGCTCACTGACGTTTTGAAAGAGCTTCTCGACAAGGCGTCGTCGGGACTCGGGGACATGGTGTTGCACGAGCCGACGCCTGAAGATCATGAGATTCAGAAGCTCCACCAAATCTTGTTTTCCGCCGCTCCGGCCGTAGAGCGAGAATTGAAGCCCGAGGATTTCACAGTGGGCGGGCTTCGGGAGAGGGTGAAGAACGCCTTCGCCCACAACTACGCCGGTAACTCCAGCTCTGAGCCGAAGCCCGCTACAGACATGAACGGCAACCCGAAGAAGGTGCCCCTCAAGATTCCATCAGAATACTTTTCGGCGGTCGAAACCGAGGTGACTCCGGGCCTCAAGAGCTTTGTGGTACCAGACCGTTGGCGAGGGTTTCCAAAAGGCTCAGATGGCGAGCCGATTCTGAAGTTTCTTGAGACCTCCGCCAAGACTCCGAAGTTTATCATTCAGGCGCTGCGTGACAGTGGGCCGTCGGGCATCAATCAACGGCTCTTGTCTGGCACGGCCTCTTCGCAGCACGGCGGCGCTGCCGGTAATTCGGTGAGCGAAGATCTCGCGTCTGGTGGGGCGCAGACCGGCATGTGGCGCTTGATTACGACCAACAGCGCCTCTAGCAGCCTGTTCGCCTCGGTCAACGCGGGCAATACGTCGAGTCGCTACAAGTACATTCTTGCTGCGGACGAGCTGGATCGCCTTGACGTGATGAGTTTTCCGGGAGATGCGTACGGTTCGTTCGGCAAAGGAAGTGGTTCGGCGCAATGGAAGGATCGTCAGACCACGCCTGAGATCATCAAGTATCGAAACGCTCATACAGGCGCGACCAGCTCCAACGAGACCGACTTTTTCAATGGGGTTCATGCGTCTCGTCTTCTTCGGATTGTGTGTCAAGACGAGGGTGACCGCGTGGAACTCATCAAGGAGGCTCGCAAACAGAACTTCCTTTCGGTCAATGGCGTTCCTATCGAGGACTTCGTTGTCGTCGTGTCGGGTCCGGCGCAAGAGATTTACGACAAGTACGTCAAACCGATGGGGCTCTGATGCGACCAGAAGATTTTGACCTCTATCGTGTTGTGGAGCGTCGCCTCAAAGGCCCGCCGACCAAGTACGTTGCGTTCAAGCCGCGACTTGGGCGGGACGGGTTGGAGTGGGACTGCAACGCGTTCGACAATCAGACGCGCTACGAGGCGGGGGCTTGGGAGGACCGTGGCGCGCGTGGCTTTGCTCTTTTGCCTTCACAGGCTGGGCGACCTCTTTGCGTTTTCGAGCCGCTGTCGTTGAAGAACGTGAAGGAGCTGATGCTGTTTTCGATGAACGGGATCGATGCGGATTGGGATGAGGACTTGGACGTTCTGATGTTTTTTCGGGCCTACTTCAAGAATCTCGAATCTGAAGCAGAGGTTGCTCCCGCTGAGATCCGTCTTGCGCCCGAAGAGATTTGGCGTCGCATGGACCACGTTTTTCTGGAGACGCGCGGGGTTGAGGCTGAGGTTGGAGCCATTCACAGGTGGAGGACTGGAGATTTCCAGAAGCAGGCGGACCATTCGTGGCGCAAGGTGGGCTCCGAGTTCACCGGACGCTGGCATCAAGGCGCAACCCCGGCTGAGTCCGGCTGGGTGGATACGCATCCGAGCATCCCCAAGAGCACGAAGGAGAAGTATTTCAACCCTGCCACCGTTTCTTGGACTCCGGAACGGCTGAAGATGCAGGAGGCGGTGCTGGACGACGTGCGCGCCGAGGCGTTCAAGGGTGTCACCCCGGTTCCGGATGACGAAGAGCCCACTTTCACTTTCATCATGGGGCCTCCTGCCGCAGGGAAGTCCACCCATCAAGGGAACCAGTACCACAACTCGGCGACGCTGGACCCGGACGAGATTGTCGTTCGCTTGCCAGAGTTTCAGGAAGCGGCGCGTTTGAAGACGCGAAGTGGTGCGACCTCCGTTGTTGACGAGGCGTTGCAGATGAACAACCGGTTGATCGAAGAGGCCAAGAAGCGTCACTGCAATTTTGTGCTCTCCGGTACGGGCGCGAACTTGAAGTGGATGCTGGAGACGCTCATTCCCAATCTCAAGAAGCTGCCGAGTGGGAAGCGCGGCTACAAGATCAATCTCGTCATGGCGTACGTCGAGGACGAGGATGAGCTTCTTCTCCGCAGCGAAGCTCGGGGGCACAAGAACATGAGGTTCATTCCTCCGCCTCGAACCAAGCATCTTCATGAAGTTCTCCCGCGCAACTTCAAGGCGCTGATGGCTATCCCTGAGGTGAACACGATGGCGCTGATGGATTCCCACGTCGCGCCGGACGAGCGCGGAGGCTTCACCCCGAGGCTGATTTTCAGTCAGTCACGCGTGGGAGGGGCGGTGAAGCAGCACTACGGAGATGCGAGCTACTTCGAGCGCGTGGTGCAATCCCAGAAAGCGACGGAGATTCCGTGAAGAATCCTGACAGGGTCGAGGACAAGATCGAGCGCATTCCGCTCGAAGAGTTTCCGCCTGAGGACATCGCCTTCTGGAAGGAGGTCGCTACCAACCTCGCTTCAGAACTCGCCGCGCTCGATCGGTTGCCGGACCTGCACACCCGCGAAACCGGGATGGTGGACCCGGTGATGGACCCGGTTGACGGCGAGACGGGCGTTCCGAACCCGTAAGAATTTCGCCGGAGTTGCACCACTCCTTTTGACGAAAAAAGATGGTCCCAAAAGCGGCGAGGAAGTAGTAGGTACGTGGCGACGGTTCGGCGGGTTGACTATCCCGATCTGCGTTGTTACGGTCAACCAAGAACGTAGATCTTACCAGCGTGGGCGAACAGCGCCCCTATGAGGATGACAGCCATGAGCAACACGGACGGACAGACCATCGGTTCACTTTCGGCGGAGCTGGAGAAAGCAGCGGCGCTGCTGAGGTCCAAGGGTATGGACCACGCTGCGGCGACGCTTCTCGCCCCGGAGGCGGAGGCGCAGGTTGTCGCGAAGGTCGCCGCGACCGAGGCGAAGGCAGAAGCTAAGGCGGAAGCGAAAGCTGAAGCGGCTGCGGAGAAAGACGACGCGCCGAAGAAGCAGAAGCGGAAGTACACGAAGCGCGCGAAGCTGAAGCTGGTTGCTTCGGAGGAAGCCGCGCCGAAGAAGCAGAAGCGGAAGTACACGAAGCGCGCGAAATCGGCGAAGACCGCGCGGACGGGCGCGAAGACTGCCGCCACGGCGAAGCACAAGCACAAGCACAAGCCCGTCTCGGGTCAGTCAGGGCCTGCCATCAAGGAACTCACGTTCGAAGACCTGAACAAGAAGGAGAAGCTGTTGCTCGGGTGCTTCGAGCTGAAGGGTGACCGCGAGGTTCGCACCATCGAGTCGCTCGCGGCTGAAGCGTTCAAGACGGTGTCGGCGAAGAAGGCGAATTCGCACGCCCGGAACAGCCTGCGGCGGCCCGTCCGAGGCGGACTGGTGGAGAAGCCTGTGCCGGGGAGCTACCGGCTGACTGCTCTGGGTCGGAAGACCGTCAACAAGTAGGCAACCGCCGCGCTGAGGGGGCTGGTTGCTTAGCTATGATTACGTCACGTCGGCTGAAGCGCTCGGGCGAATTGCCCGAGAGGTAGAGGCGCAGCCTTGGCACGCGCTCGACCTTGAAACCACCGCGTTGAACCCCCGCGATGGGCTCGTTCGCCTTTGCTCCATCAACACCGGGGTAGGGCGCTACGTCATTGACCTGTTCAAGACGGGCACTCTGGGGCCGGTCGTTGAGGCGCTCGACAAGACGGCGGGCCTCACCATCGGGCAGAACCTCAAGTTCGATCAGAAGTGGCTTCTCTGGCACTTCGACCTCGAACTGAAGCGTGTGTTCGACACCTTCCGCGCCTCGAACCTTCTCTACAACGGGTACAAGCACGTCGGTCACGACCTGTACTCGCTCTATCGGCGCGAGCTGAACATCGGTCCCGAGGCCCCCGAATTGGGTGGCTCGGACTGGACGCTTCCCGAGCTGACGAAAGACCAAATCGACTACGCGGCGGAGGACATCACGCACCTTCCGGCGCTACGTGATTCCTTGCGCGCAAAGCTCATCGCGCAGAACCTCGTTCGCGTCGCTGTCATCGAGTTCAACGCCATTCTCCCGGAAGCGGCTATCGAGCTGAACGGTTTTGGAATCGATCAAGAGAAGTGGAAGAAGCTCGCTCTCACCAATGCCGGGCGCGCCCGCGCGCTCGAAGCGCTGCTTCTGGCGGAGCTTCCCAGCCCGTTCAATCAGCTCGTATTTCCGGGGATGATTGCCGCCTCACGGAAGCATCGCTTCAACCTCGACTCACCAGAGCAGGTGTTGGAGTCGATGCGGCGGATGGGCGTCACGCAGAAAATTCGAGACCCTGAGTCGAACCAGATCCACACCGTCAAGCTGCAAGATACCAAGGAGATGACGCTGGCGATGTTGGCCGCTTCTCACCCCATCATCGAGAAGTTCATCGAGTACCGAGGTGTCGCACAGCGCGTGAAATCATTCGGTGCGAAGTACCTCAACCACGTCAACCCGAAGACCGGTCGCATCCACACCGAGTTCTGGCCGTTCACTGGCGCAGGCCGCTACTCGTCTTCCAAGCCGAACCTTCAGCAGATTCCCCGCGACAAAGACTTCCGCGCTTGCTTCGTAGCGGGTGAGGGTTACGAGCTGGCCATCGCCGACTATTCGAACATCGAGATGCGGCTGGTCGCTGAAATCAGCGGGGACAAGCGCCTCATCGCGGTTTTCAACGCTGGGCCGGGCAAGGACGATGCCCACCGGGTGACCGCCTCTCTGCTCTCAGGCATCGAGCAGCCGCTGGTCTCCAAGGACCAACGCCAACAAGCGAAGCCGGTCAACTTCGGGTTCATCTACGGGATGCAGGCCCCCAAGCTGGTGCTCTACGCGCGCGCGGGCTACGGCGTGACCCTCTCCGAAGGGCAGGCCATCAAGTTCCGGCGCAAGTGGTTTGAGGCGTACAGCGGCGTCGAGGACTGGCACACCAAGGCGATTCGAGACGCGAAGCGACAGAAAGCGGCATGGACCATCTGGGGTCGGCGTCGCTTCTTGGACCCGGAGACGGAGCACAACGCGTTCTTCAACTCTCCTGTGCAGGGCTCGGGCGCGGACGGTCTCAAGAACAGCCTTCCCCTTGTCTACAAGCGCTGCAAGGCGATGAGCGGGGGCAAGGTGCTCTTGGAGAAGGGTGCGCGCGTTGGCATGGTTCACATGGTCCACGACGAGAACGTGGTTCAGCATCGCGCCGAAGGCCCGGAGTTCTCCAAGCACGTCCAGAAGCAGGTCGAGGAAGCGATGATTGAAGGCATGGCCCCAATGATGAAGCGGGTACCGGCTACGGCGGAGACCGGCGGGGGTCCGAGTTGGGCGAGCAAGAGCTGATTTCTGCTGGAGTTAAGACGGCTTGAGTGGCCCGTAGAGATTTCCATAGGACCGCACGGTCCGTAGTCTCTTGGACAAGCTCGATCCTGCTGGTACCCTCTTCGCAATGGGCTCCGCACGCAAAAACCGTATCCGACCAATCTCCCGCGAAACCCGGTTCGTTCGGCTCCGCTCTCTGAACTGCTTTCCCGAGGTCCACCAGCGCATCGCTGAGGGGACGCAAGCCTACGTCGTGGCCGAGTACATTCAGAACGAGATGGGGGAGTACAAAGACGTGGGGCTCCCGAGCCTGACTTCGGTCCTCACCGACTACCGCCTGAGTCTGCCGCCCACTGTACTGGCTGCCAAAGTTCCGCGCGTGGTCGCGGCGGCGGCTGAGCGGGTGAGGGTTGGCCTCGATGAGCTGGCGGAGATGGAGAAGCTCTACGCCATGCAGTTGGAGCGCATCGAGATCGACTTCAAGACCGAGAAGGGCATCAACAAGCTCATGCCCTCGATGACGCAGGAGATGCGCGCCGGGCGGGAGATTCTGGCGGACATCGCGAAACTCAAGATGGATCTCGGATTGAACGAGCGACACCTCGGCAAGATGGAGGTCGATGCGCAAATCATGACGGACGTGACGAAGCGCTACGACGAGTCCGTCGGGAAGACGCTGACGAGTCCGGAGTCCCGTCGTAAGCTGCTCGGCATCGCGGAACGCTTTCTCTCCCTCGCGGCAGGCAAGGCGGGAGTGGACATCACCGTTTCCGAGCGGGTGGAGGAAAACTCTCCCGATGAAGCCGAGGTCGAGCTGGGTTCTGCCGAGGACGCGCCTTGATTCACGAGAGCGGCGGTCGCAGTCGCAGTCAGCGCACCGTCGAGGAAGTCGAAGAGCTGCTCCAGAAGGAGATGGCGGGGCTCGATGCTGAGGAGCGGGCCGCCCTTCAGGTGTTGATGGAAGAGCTGAAGGAGGGGCAGGTCAAAGGCGGGCTCTACGAGGCGCTGCACAAGTCCGAGTACAAGACGCAGCCAGTGGACATGGAGCAGTTCATCAAGGACCCCTACTTCCTTGGTCACACCTGCGAGGGCATCTACCCGAGGTTGCTTGACGACCTGACGGAGCTGTTCTCCGGCGGGTATCACGAGTCGGTCTGGACCGGTTCCATCGGCTACGGAAAAACGTTCGCCGCCAGCATCGGCGTTTGCCGGGTGCTGTACGAGATTTCCTGCCTGCGTGACCCGCACGCCACCTTCAGCCTCGCCAAGGACTCGAACATCGCGGTCATCTGTCTCTCCGTGAACGAAGTGCTCGCAGTGAAGGTCGCGTTCGAGAACATCGCGACCAAAATCAAAGCGAGTCCGTACTTCCAGAAGAACTTCGCGTTCACGCCCACCAAGAAGGAGCTGCGCTTTCCGCACAACGTCTGGGTCGCGGCTCGCGCCACGACCGACACCTCTGCACTCGGCTTGAACGCCGTTTCCGCCCTGCTCGACGAAACCAACTTCATGCCCACCAAGGGCAAGGAAGCTGCGCGCATGGGCTACGTGGACCACGCCGAGGTCATCTACAACTCGGTCCAACGCCGCATGAAGTCCCGCTTCCAGCGCAAAGGGAAGCTGCCGGGGATGCTGTTCGTCGTCTCGTCAAAGAAGACGAACGACGACTTCACCGCCCGTCGCGTGCGCGCGGCGCGCGAGGACTCCACGGTGTTCGTGCGCGACTACGCGCTCTGGGATGTGAAGCCGGAGAATTTCTCAGCCGTGAAGTTTCAGGTGCTCGTTGGTAACGAGCAGACGCCGTCCAAGATTCTCGACGCGGAGGAAGTCGCCGTTGTGCGCGCCAAGCCGCCCGAGAACACGGTGGTGCTCGATGTACCCGAGGACTTTCGGTCGGACTTCGAGAGCGACCTCGAAGGCTCCATCCGCGACCTTGCTGGCTGTGCGACCGTGTCCATCAGTCCGTTCATTCAGCGGCGAGAGAAGATCCACGAGGCTGTCGAACAGGACAAGAGGCTCTTCGGCGACAAGCGCCACCCGTTCTCCACGTACAACTACGACCCCTCAAAGGGAGGCACCTTCCTTTGGGAGAAGATGATTCGGATGACCGAGGACCGGGGGCCTGCCGGTGTTTCGGCCATTCTCAACAAGCCCATCATCAATCCGACAGCCCATCGGCACGTTCACATCGACCCCGCGCTGCGCAACGACGCGCTGGGGTTCTGCATGAGCCACATCTCCGGCTGGAAGGACGTGATTCGTCGTTCCGATCAGGGTCAGTACATGGAGCGCGCCCCGGTCTACGTGGTGGATCTCATTCTTCAGGTGGTGCCGCCTGCCGGAGACGAAATCATCCTTGGCGACATTCGACGCCTCATCTACGAGCTGAGCGCGCATGGGTACACCATCAACAACGTTTCTCTCGACTCGTTCCAGTCTCGCGACACGCTTCAGCAGCTTCAAATGAAGGGCTACAACGCGGAGATGGTTTCCGTCGATACCTCGATGGAGCCTTACGAGAACTTGAAGACCGCCCTCTACGAGAATCGGGTCTTCTGCT